ACCACGCTCACCGGTCAAGGACTTGAACGACATAGCAGCCCGAAAGCCCATGTGGTCGTTCTCGAACTTCCTTGTCGCGTTCTGATCGATCATCAGGTTGAACTGATGTCCCCAACGCGATTGAAACCAATCAGACTGGATCAATCGCCTGGTCTTGATGTTGTCCCTGATTGCCAGAGGCTCTTTGTAGGACGTGGCCACCGTACGAAGGTGAGGCAGATTCCTTGGGCCCCATTCCCACGAAGGCCAAAAGACGCCGACCGTCAGTGACTTCATCGTGCCAGGAGGAACATTGATGATCAGTCGATTAATTTGCCCGTCTGTGATTGCCCCCAAATGGTCTGACATCGCATCGATGTGCCAACCATGAACATAGGCTCTGCCCGGCTCAAGATTGTGCCAAGCCGCCTTGATGTAAACTGACAGCGCCCCCTCGGCTTCCCTTCTCTGTTTCTCCGCTCTGATTGCCTGCAGAAGCCCCGAGTTTGACAAGTGCACGTTCAAGAGCGTCTAACTCCTCGTCTTCCATTCCTGCAAGCTTTGAGATATCGAGCGTTTGAACTGGCCCACCATCCTTCCCTGAATGCTCGTGCTTTGCTGGAGCGTAACTACCCTGCATTTTGTTGGCCTCAGAGATGGCTGAGATTGCCGTCTTAGGTTCTTCTGCCTTCGTGGCATCATGGATCTCTTTAAGAGCTATAAGCCTCTCAGCGGCGCTCCATTCAGCTTTTTCAGACACTTTCGCGCGGATTTCCGCCACTCTTTTCACAATGACTTCATTTGACTTCAAGCGCGTCGCATTGCCGTGGTTTTTGGTGTAGCCAGCTTGGGCTTGTGCTTCGTCGGCTGTCTTCCCAGCCGCGATTGCTTGAGCGAAAGCCTCTCTCTTAGCATTCTTTAGAACTGGCATTGTTCAGCTTTCGTGATCATCCAAACATGCCTTAATGAAACGGCCAAATGAGGTAAGGCTTGCCGCATATTGTGATTGTTCAAATGCCATTTATTCCACCGTCTCCATTTTAAGGCAATAACGTCCCTAAATAGGTTTCAATTGTCGAGGCCTCAGCAGTCCCATTATTGATCTTTAGGACGCCAAAGGACTGGGATATTCGCGGGCTGAGAACCCGATTGCGCGTGGGTCGCCTTGAACTCCGCCATTACCAAACGAAACCCACATGGTTGAATGCGTGATATCAATAAACCTAACCGGGTCGTCTATCCGCCATTCAGTGTTCTCGGAGCCATATGCATTACTACCCGCAGTAGGACCCCATACAAACCCGAAATCATCAGATTCGGAAGCATCGGCCAGAACTTCCAGTCGCAGGGAATTACCAACAGTTAAGCCAGTTAGCTGTTGTGCCACATAGTTCTGAGTAACGTCACCAATAAATGTGACCTCACCCGCATTTTCAGTCACATTCCCGGCAACCGTCCACCCCGCAAGCCCATCGCTAAAATCACTATTTGTTATTAGCTCCGTTCCGTGGCCATTACCGCGAGGCTGCAAAACAGATGCGCTAAGGCTCAAGCCTAATTCCAGCATGTTATTCTATTTCCCTCGACTCTAGGCTTGTTCATTTCGCAAACTTTTTTCAGATTTGCTGTTGACTTTCATCAGACTTTGTCTTGAGCGCTCAAAATTGCTTGATGATTTAGCCCATAATTTAGAGGCCGCACCATAGGCTTGCTCACCTCCCCCCGCACACAGAAAAAGGGCCGCTCCGAAAAGCTGCCCCTTAATCCTTGCTGTTTGGCCTGATTCCTGGATTGGTCAGCACCCTGTTTTAACGTCCTCCACAGCACGGACGGTTGTATTAGTTTTAGGAGCACCGCTCCTTACATTTCGCGAAGCTGTATGCAACCGATAAGGCTTGGCCTCACCTTTTGCGACGTCGATTGCTTCTTTAAGACCTGCTTTGATTTGTTTAAACGCGCTTTTAGACAAAGCTTCGCACTCCACCTCACTGAGAATGGGGGTCACCAATAACGCAATCTGTGCGCCTTCTGGCTGTAGCGTGCGCGTCGGTCGGCTTCCTGCTCCAACGGGTCCACGAACCGCCACATTTCAATTTCAAAGTCCTAAAGGACTTTGGCCAAATTGTCAAGACTGACTTTCATCTCCTGATCTCGACCGAACAGCGTTGTAACAACCCTTGCGTCCCTCTTACCCAGCTCGCTAACCTTGACAAAAAAGCCTTCGAAAGACCCCTCAAGGATTTGCACCTCGTCTCCAACAGTGAAATCTGGTGTTGCTCTGTCTTCGTCTGGCGTAAATGTTTGATAATTGCTGTCGATCCAGCTAGCCATTTCATCGCCGCTTAGCGATTTGATCCGGCCTGACTGGCCCGGCGGGCTCAAAAACCCGCGAACAAATGACTGGCTACGGTAGATCGAAAGCCAATTCTGGAATCCAGCAGGCAGACCGACAAAGACCCACCCAGGCCATTCTGGGTATGCCTTGCGCTGCCGTGATTTTGTGTATCGGCTCAATTTCTGATAGCGCGTCCCCAATGGCAAATATGCGCTAAACCCCAGTTCGACCATGGCTCGCTGTGCATTGTAATATTTGCGTCCGCCGGGGCTAAACCGCCCGATAGCCCACAACGTGCCATCGTCGGCCATTTCAGCTTGTGCAGCCTTGTTATAAATTCTCGCTCGCCGCTCTTGTGCCTCTTCTCTTCGGGCAAACTTGTTTTCGCGCTCCATCTGTCGCTGGATTCGGAGTTCTGCTCCATATCGCTCTTTCATACCCGCTCCTTATGGTGGCGCACCCCGCCGCAGGTGCGCCGTCTGGTTTATGCTGCCTGCCCTGCAAGTGGGATTTCAATGGCATATGCTTCCTGCCAAACGTCGGCATGGTAGGCTTTGACTGTGCCGTAGTTGGCATCAAACACGTCAATTGGAGGCAGTCCCATGTCTTTCGACGCCTGCTTTAGCTCACGCCAATTGAATTGCTGGCCGTGATAGAGCATCGACATGCGCTTGACAGATGCATATTGCTGCGACTGGTCAAGCTCACGTTCAAGTTTGTTTGCCTTGCGTGTTGCAGCACTGGCCGTTGCCATGGCCGTCGCTTCCCGGCGTGATCCGATTTCGGCTTTGGTGGCAATTGCTCTGCGGACTTGGCCCTGCGCTCGCAGTCAATAAAATATTGTCGCGCTTGCTTCCCTTTTACGTTACGCTCGACCATGGAAAGCTCTTTGGCCATGTCAAGCGTCAAAAAATACTCAATGCGCGTGGCGTTGTTGGCTTCCATTTTTTCGTGGAAGCGAACGAAGTCAGATCCTTCAACAAAACCGTACTGATCAATTCGGGCCTTAACCCACGTTGAGAAGTCTTGACCGCTCTCCAAGAACGCATGAAGTTCACGCGCATTGACTGTCTGGATTTGATCGTCACCAATATTATTCATTTCAATTGAAATAAGATCATTCATCACGCCGCCTCCTGCTTCATGAAAACAAGAAAATGCGTCATGCCCTTTCGGCCCGAAACTTGCCCAAACAGCGGACGCATAGGTGTTAGCTCAAGAACTTCCCGAAGCTTTATTTGCGTCTCGTTCCACTTGAAAACTAATGTTCCGTGTGGTTCCAACACTCGAAAGCACTCTGAGAAACCAGCTCTTATGTCGTCTCGCCAATCATCAGACAGTTTCCCATACTTCGCGACCAGCCAGCTTTTGCTGCCACCTCTCACCAAATGAGGCGGGTCAAAAGCCACCAATTTAAAGCTGGCGTCTGGAAATGGCAGATTCCTAAAGTCCATTTCCGTATCTGGCTTGATCTCAATTGAGCGAGTGCCATTTTTTTTCCCGTGAGATCTGTCTGTGACCGTGATTGTCTCTGTTCGGATGTCACCAAAGACAGCTTTGGGGCTTGACTTATCAAACCACCACATTCGCGAGCCACAGCAAGGATCTAAAATTGGTTCATTCATGCCGCCACCTCTTGTCTCAGGTCGTCAATCAGATGCTTGACTTGTTCGCGGTTGTCTTCCAGCGCCCGCAGGAGCAGATCGCGCGGCAAGGAATAGTCAATGCCTTGCAAGCCGCTATTGTCGATCAGGCGGATAGCCTCAAAGAAGCCTTCCGTCTCGTTAATCTTGTCGATAAGGGGGAGTAGTTTTCTGGATACGCTCATGGCTTGAACTCCGTATGTGATCCAAACCCGGAGCCGAAACGCCAATTTCGGGTGACCGGGCAATATAGAATTGGCGTTACCATCACACGGAATGGCGCACTTTCGTGCTCCTATACGCCCGGCCATAGAAAATGGAAAACCACGCACATGAATGCATGGCGCGGTTGAGCGCCGTATGACAGAAGGGACGCCAATCCCCGCATGTCCTTTTTCGACATGCTGGCCGCAAGTGCGGTTACCGTCAAAGGTGCGCTGATTTGTAGATTTTGTCAATCCTTCGAAATTCGGACTCGACTCTTGCGTGCGAACGAGTAGCCTGAAACCAAACTTGAAGGGATCGAAATGAAAGCCATTGTCATTATCTTGGCCACCATGATCTTGGCTAGCTGCGCACAAAATTCTTTGAATGTTTACGAGCTTCCGCCAGAAAAAAACAAGCCATATGACAAAGTGGTTATGCTGAACAAAAAACAACTGGCTTTCGTCAAAAAGGGCATTGCAGCAGGCTTGAAAGACCCTAACTCTGCGCTTTTCGGCGACATGGTCACCTTCCAAGATCAAAATGGCGTTTTGCGCGTTTGCGGTTACGTCAATGGCCGCAACAGCTTTGGCGGCTACACGGGCATGCAGCCTTTCCTTGCGGTTTACGTCCCTTCTGAAAACTATGTCAATTTGGTCCGTGTCGGAAGCACACCGATTGAGCGAGCCAGCATTTCCAAGGTCTGCCTGAAAAACACAAAGGCAGGTGAACCACTGCCCACCTTTAAACCCGGCCCAAGTTAACCGCCGCAACGTCCAGTTATCAAAAACTTGCGTCACGTCTCTACCTCCAATTGCACAAGGCGGTAAAGGCCGTCCCATTTGCCCTTGTTGCTGATTGTCCAACCCATAGGCCCCAAGACTTCTTTGGCCTTGTAAATCTGCCTTGCAAGATTGTTATTGATGTTGTCAGGACCGCCGTTCGGGTCCAGTCCCCAAGCAGCATCGATAAGCTGGCCCCTCGTTCGGCCTTGGGGGCTATGAAGCAAAGCGTGAATAATCCTGCCGTGCCTTGTCTCTGACTCTGCGAAAAACAAACGCACAAGCCCCAAACCCTCAACCGTACCCTTCCCGTGACAACATGGACATTTCATCATCGCTCTACCCAAAAAGCCCTGTTAAACGCGCACCCTTTTTGACGGAAAAGCCAGCTGGAAGCCCGTTAATTAAGTCTGTGCGCACGATTGCAACACTTCCCTTTTTCGGGGAGCCAGACCAAAGCTGCAGCGGGATCTGGTCCACACGGGCATTAATCTCATAGCCCTGCGCCGCCCAAAATTGTTTGATCATCATGGCTTGGTTCAGAGCTGCGGCCCATTCTTTCGTCATCTGCGGCATGCTTGGCCCCCTCAAAATGGAATGTCGTCGTTCATATCATCCGGCCCGCCTTGGGGCGCAGAGCCGTCATATGGTGGATTTTGCGGACGGCTGGTGCCTTGGCCTTCTGAACGGATATCGAGCATCACAAGTGAGCACGAGAAGCCTTGTAGGACGATTTCTGTCGAATAACGATCTTGCCCGGACTGGTCCTGCCATTTGCGGGTCTGAAGCTGACCTTCAACATAGACCTTGGAGCCTTTGCGCAGATAATTCTCTGCAACACGACACAGGCCCTCATTGAAAATAACAACACGGTGCCACTCCGTGCGCTCTTTCTTCTCGCCAGTGTTGCGATCCTTCCAGCTTTCGGAAGTGGCGACAGAGAGATTGGCAATCTTGCGCCCGTCTTGCGTGGTTCTGATATCCGGGTCATTGCCCAGTTTCCCAACCAAAATTACCTTGTTGACTGATCCGCTCATTCCGCCGCCACCAATTTGTCAATAGAACGTCGAAGCATCCCGTAAGCATTTACAGCCTGCTTTTGACCAATTGTCGCGAAAAGTTCGTCGATTTTACCTTCTGGAATATTCGAAATTTTTACAGAAACTTCACCAAAGTTTGCTTGAAGACGATATTTGATGACATCTTCTCCTGCTTCATCATCGAAAAAAATCTCAGCGGCTATTTGCTCACCATCATCCATTTTGAACGTTTTAATCCATTCTTTAGCCATCATTCCGTTCCTTCCAGTGCCATGCCCAGCGCCGACAAATACAGATCAAGCAAAGCTTCCATTTCCTGACGCGTGTTGTTGTCCTGCTTGCGGATGCGCACCACCTGACGAAGGACTTTCACGTCATAACCGTTGCCCTTGGCCTCGGCGTAAATGTCCTTAATATCGTCGCTTATCGCTTTCTTTTCCTCTTCAAGACGCTCCACTCTCTCGACAAAACTCCGAAGCTGGTCCGCTGCTATTCCGTTGGTCATTTGTTTGATCCTTTAGTGCTTTAAGAACGAGACTGGCAAAGACAGTGCGCGTCCTAGCGTCACAAAACTCCCAGCCAAGGGGGGGGTTGGGGTGATGGCCCTAAGTTTGTGAGTTCGGCACGCTTATCGCTCATCTCTCTTCCCCTTTTCCTGGACGCCCGCCCGTGACTTCATCAAGCCGCGCATAAGCCGCTTCTGCTGTCGTGCAAACGCTGGTCTTATGCACCGCGCCTGACTTGGCGACCATGGCGAGCATCCCGATGATAGCGCCGACAACTTCCATAACCCTGCTTTCGATAACCCAGCCCAAACCAATCAGCCCGACGAAAAGGGCAAAAAGGCTCAAGTTAGAAAGAAATGAGTTCAAAGCGCTGCGCGAATAAATGATGTATTCTGTTTTTGTCTCAGTCATCATCTTTGACCCACACTTCTACGCGCGCCGTCGCTATTCCCCATGCGATTTCAAGCGCCTCTTCCTCGCTTTCTGCTTCGATCTCTTCATATTCTGCGTCATTAGCAAGACCCCAAGTCATCTCGATTTTAAATGTTTTTGTCTCAGCCATCTCTCTTCCTCTCAGTTCTCGGCCAGTGCGGCCTTAATGTGATCCGCAGCCTCTTTCAAAACCGCCTTTGCTTTCATGTCTTCTTCAACGTCTGGATGATCTAGATCGGCCTTAGCGCGAATGTCCGCATTGACCTTCTCAACCCATGCCGCGCGTTCTTGTGCGGTCAGTTCTGGACCCTTAGATTCTGGCGGCTTGATGTTTTTCAGACGATCAATCAGGATTGTGCGTTGGCTCAAAAGCGCGTCGGCTTCGGCCTTCATATCGTGCCAGCTTGGAAACCATTTCCACGTCTTTTCAAGCAGCAAAAACCGCACGATATCGGACGGGTAACCAGCAAGCCGCGTCGCGTATGATTGCAGGCTCACGCGGTGCCCAAGTTCGCTATCGCCACGCCTCGCGCAAATCGAATGAAGCTCAACAAGCCAGTTCTCAATCCGGTCAAACTCGGCAGGGGCAAGCATCAGTTCAATTTCACTTGCCAACTTCTCAGCATTCTCAACAGCGCCACCAAGCCGGAGCCCGTTACAAATCCAACGCGATCCACCTTGCTTCGGAAACTCACTCCGGCCCGTCAGTTCAAACCGGATCCCGTAGCTCGCCGCAATTTCCTTGATCCGGTTTCCAACCTTCCGAGGGGTTTGAGTGACAAGCCATTCTGCAACCTGCTCGGATTTCCGCTGGTCCACCATCTGACAATTTTCAGCCACCACAACGGGCAAAGCGTCTACAAGCTGTCTCATTCCGCTGACTTTCCAAGTTGATCTGCCCACGGGTCTGGGACCAAGGTTAAATTCGGAGCAGTACGCCCCGCTCTGCTGGCCCTGTTGGCGACCGCGGCGTCAGCGAATGACGAGGGCCCACGGTTCTGGCTTGGCGATGACGCCCCTGACCTCTCCAGCCATTCAGGCTCAACGGATTTCCAGCCGCGCAAAATCATTTCATTCGCCGCAAGGACTGGATCAGGACATTTTTGGAGACGGTTCACCAGCCCCGTTGCTGCTCGTGGCGTATTCGGTGCCTTGAGTTTCGTTCGGTGCTTGGCAATGTCGTTTGCAAGCTCGTCACCGAGGATTGGCACAAGCGCTTCAACAAAAATTTGGCGATCAGATTTAGGCTTCAAAACAACAGAAGCCGAAGGCGTCTTTTTGGATATATCGTTAGATATATCTTTTTCTATATTTGGCTTTGGTTTTGGTTGGCATCCTTCGGGCATATGCCCCAGCGATGCGTCCGCATTGTCACTGCCATTGTTTTTATTGTCTTTTTTATCCCATCGCGACTGTGCTGCAGCTTTCGCTTTCTCACTTTTTCCTGTCACGTTTTTGATCTCTTTTTCGGCCCGTTCGTTGGTGATGCGCCCTTCCCGCTCAACAATTTTCCCTTCGGAAATGAGGTATTCGAGCGCCTTTACAAACTTCGCCTTGCTGCCACACCCGCAGAGCCTTGCAAGCCGGTTGTCGTCCCGCTCGATAGGCCCGGCCATCTCGTAAATGCGAGCAACCAAAGTGATATAGACACCGGTTTCCTCGGCACTAAGCCCACGTGTTCCAGCAAGCCAGTCAGACGGGTAAAACGGGACGTGGACGATGCTCATATCACCCCCTCACGTCCGCCAGCGAGCGGCGCAGGGCTTCCAGCGCGGTCATCTGGCTGTCGATCTGCTTCTTAAGGGTTTGTGCTTCTTTCGGGGTGACCTTGCCGTCTTCCAGCGCATCAGCAACCGTTGCAGTAAAAGCACCGCAAGAGCCAAGCGCATGGATGCAGGCCGGGACCGGGGCTTCCTCTTTCGTGCATTCAATTTTCTGCACGCTGTAGCCTAGAACCTTCAAAAGCGAGGCTGCAATAACGGGCTCTTGGCCCAAATCTTCAACCAAATGTCGATCAATCGCGACACAGGCCAAAGCAGGCGGGAAAACAGCATCGTTCGGATTGGCCCAGCGATACAAAAGGCTCGGCTCACGCCCCAGCTCAAACGCTGCGCTTTTGGGCCCGCCACTCCTTTGAAATGCCTCTTTCAAAGCGATGCAAAAATCTTCAACCAGACCGCTTGCAAGGCTAAAATTTGGATCTTTTTCGGCCATTATAAAAAGGTCTCTCAATTGTAAATGACTTTTGTACGCATCTGTCCGATACTGAGACCGAAGCCAAGAGCGTCTAAGCGTTGGGGCCGGGCTGCTGGTTTGCTTAAACCCGGCCCCAGTTGGCGGACTTCCCCGGTTCATTTGTCTGCCGGGGTTCATAAGAGCGGGGACCGATTTGCTGGTTTTATAGGGGTCGGCCCCCGGCTCTAAAGGGTGCGGGACGGCCATTGGAGGGAAACCGCCCCGCTATGGCTGGCCCTGGGAGGGAGAGGAGCCGCACCAGCCACTTTTATTCCATGCCCCAAGGCTCCGGCTTGATCTGCTTGATCTCGTCAATGAGCTGATCATATTCCTTAGAAAGCTGCCGATAATGCCAAGCCATAAACCAACCGTAACAAGCGAGACTAAGCAGGATGAACATTCCCAATGCATAGAAATCCATGGTCACAACTCCTTACTCTTTTTAGCTTCAAGGCTGCTGTTCGATATGCGTGTTCTGACCCATGAGTCGCGAGGGTCTTTGCAAAGCTGCGGATAAAGCCAAGCCACGAACCAGAAAAAACAGCCAACCGCGATCAGAATGAAGCTTCCCAATGCGTAGAAATCCATGGTCACTCCTCCTTTGCTGTCTTCCAGCGGAAAAGGTCAAAAGGCACCTCTTGGCTATTCTTCTTGCCAAGATCCGTAACCGCCCGATACCACGCAGCTGGGAATTTGCCGTCATAAATCGCATTGTAAACCGACGCGTTTGTCACGCCGACCTCAACTGCAATTTGCGATACGCCGATGGCGCTAACGATTTGTTTGATATCAGTCATGAAAGCAGTATTACAAGTTTCTTGTAAATACACAAGTCAAAAATTCCTAAATATACAAATTAATTTGAAAGTGCCATTTTATCGCCATGCAAAATGATCGCCCCAGCTCACCAGAAAACATTGCCACACGGCTAGAATGGCTGCGGGATTATCACGGCCTGACATGGAAGGAATTTGCTGCCAGCATCAACGCATCGTCAGCAAAGGTCAGTAATTGGATAAATGGCACAGGCCGCCTATCTATTGACGGCGCACTTTCAATTCGTGAGATCTATAGAGTTTCGTTGGATTTTTTGTATCTCGGCGATGCGTCATCATTGCCACTTGAAATGCGGAAATCGTGGATATTACGAAATGGTGGAAGCATTTCCGAGACGGAAGAAGTTGTCTCGACCGTTAATAGTGACTGACACAACAACCGCAATGCCTGGTCGCTGAAATTCTCTGTCCCGAACCACAATTGTTCTAGGGACAACCCTTTCCGCTCACACACATCAAGCAACATGTGTAGCCGATCATCCGCATTCATACTTATTACCTACTACTTGCAATATTTTAAACGCCCCACAGCCTGATTTGACGTTGCAGCAATAGCTTAGAGCCATCTATGATATGTTGCTAAACCACTTTTCGGTTGCTATGCGAAGAGTTAGCGGCAGATAACAAGCCGCTCCCATTCGCAAGAACTTCCCCCCGCGCAGACTGCAAAGACGCGTTTTTTAATACCAGCACAACAGCTCCCCGGGGGAGAGCGGGCGTACTAGATACGATAAGGCAAGTCTCTTTTGCCGAAAGTGAGGTGGTAGGAACACCTCACCCCGCGAATTATTACTTGCTACCATCCAGTATGCAACCCTTAAACGATAACTTTTGCAAATTAGATCAATTCTATATTACAATTTTTTTTGAATTTTGCATTGACGTTACAAATTATTTGTATTATTGTTTACCCATCACCGCAGAGAGCGGCAGCAACGATGGGAGACAACAATGGGAACACGGGCATCATTCTTTATTGGCAATCCAGAAGACATTGAAAATCGCCAGTGGCTCGGCTGTGTGGCGTGGGATGGATATCCTGATGGTGACATTGGGCGTTTTCTTGAAGCTGCAACAACCGAAGACGATTTTGCCGAAGCCGTGAGCAAGATTGCAGCGTCGCGCGATGATTATTGCGATCCGAAAAAGTACGACTTCCCCTTCCCTTGGAGTGACGACCTTTTTCTGACCGACTTTACCTATGCTTTTTTTGATGAAGAAGTTTGGGCCACGAGCTTTCACACGGGCTGGGCATTGCTGAAAGAACATCTTAACGCAGATGATGAATGGCACGAGATGTACAGCAATCGCGAAGAACTCCCAAGCAATGTACAAGCCCCGCAGAAAGCCGGGAAACCGGCAGGGCCAGACAGCATCATCATTATATCAGCCTAGCCCTTTTCCCTGCTGCTTTAACAGGCAGCAGTATTAAGAGCTATCACCGCAGAGAGCGGCAAACGATGGGAGATCCAAATGGACATCAACGAAATGACAATCGGGCAGGCAAAAGAGCTTACTGCACTTTTTGGCGCAACCGCCAGCGCTGAACCGACCTTTACCAAGCACATCGGCAAGAAATGCATCATCCGAACCTATGCCAGCGGCGTGCATTTCGGAACGCTTACCGCCCAATCAGGCCGACAGGTTGAATTAAAAGATTCCCGCCGCCTTTGGAAATGGCACGCGAAGGACGGGATCAGTCTTTCTGAGGTTGCGATGACTGGCATTGATCAGAGCAAATCACGCATTTGCGCGGTCGTTGATGAAATGACCATCACCGACGCACTGGAAATCATCCCTGCAAAATCAAATGCAATTGAAAGCATCGAAACAGCACCGGTAGCGTCAAAATGAGCAAGTATTTTGAAGATTTTGAGGTGAGCGGCTCCGGCAACGGCTACGGCAACGGCGACGGCTTCGGCAACGGCTCCGGCTACGGCTACGGCAACGGCGACGGCTACGGCTACGGCTACGGCTACGGCAACGGCGACGGCTACGGCTACGGCGACGGTGACGGCGACGGCTACGGCAACGGCGACGGCTACGGCGACGGTGACGGTGACGACTAGCCCTTTTCCCTGCTGCTTTAACAGGCAGCAGTATTAAGAGCTATCACAAAGGAGCGGAACGATGACCAACAGCCAATCAATGCAGATTTTCGACACGCTGATTGCAGCGATTGACGTGGCCAAAGCAAAGCAGAGCCGCTTTGAGGCAAACGGCCCGAACGGCAAGGCTGATGTAGCAAGTAGCACGCTGGAAATCATGAACGCTCTGACAGCGGCTTATGTGCAGACAATGCGCGATCTGAATGAAGATTGCATCGACATGACGGGTCTCGGCAATGCCGACAAAACAGACGCTAAGGATTTCTGCGAGGCTCTTGATGACCTCGTTGTCGAGAGCTTCACAGCCAAGCTTGAGACGGATGTTGAAGACTATCGACGCGGTGACGGCTGGTCTGATCCTTCAAACATCGCCGCCGAATAGCCGCCCTCATTTAAGGACAAGACTATGACTAAATTTCGAAAGTATGCAAAGAGCGCTTGGTGCATTGAGACTACAGTCGATCACGTTCACGGCGACAAAGTTACAGTAACAACCAGACACGGCAAAGAAGTTGACGTGAAAATCTGGAAACTGATCTTCGAAAAAGATGGCGTCAAGTACTATTCGTATATCCGCGACGATGGCAGGTGCGCAAAGGAAAAGCATCTGCGCAATGCCGAGCGCTATGCAAACCGGGCCAATAAGAAACGAGATCAAAGCAACGACTATTATGAGAGATCTCGCAAAGACAGTGATTTCCTATCTTTGGGCGAGCCCATCAAGGTTGGTCACCACTCCGAAAAACGCCACCGCAGAATGGTAGAGCAAGCTCGGAGTAACGCCACAAAATCAGTTGCAGCGCTCAAGGAATCCGAAAATCTAGCTGAAAAAGCTGAAGGTGCGCAATATGCGGCTGACAGCAAGATTTATCTCGATACCCCGGATTGCCTCGAGGCTTTGAGCAACAAGTTGAGCCAGCTGGAGGCTGAGCGTGAGGCTATCAAGGCTCACAACAAGACATCTAGCGAAAAAGCCCCCGGCTATTTGCTCCCCAATCTGGGTGCCCAGATCAGAACGACCAAAGCCAATCTGAAAATCGCCGTTGCTATGTGGCAACTTGAGCCAGTCACTACATCAGCCGAAGCAGTCCAATGACCTCTTTTGGCCTTGGCTGGCGCGACCTCTTGGCCCTTGCCAGTCTCACTATTTTTCTTTCCGCCCTGTTTATTTGGGCCAACATCCTTGGAGCCTGAACAATGACCAAGAAGCCCAAAGCGCTCTCATTCGATCCTGAATATGTCCGCGACATCTCTGTTGAGGTTTACATGGAGCGCCTTGGAAAGCGTGACACTCAACGGGTTTTGAACGACCCGGAGCGGGGACTAGAGCACATCCGCAAGAATGCTGTTTTCTATGACCCGCAAGTTACCGCCGCTCTTAGAGCCATCAACAAGCGCCATAGTCTTGAGCTTGGCGTAAAGCATGGGGAGGCGTCATGACCTTCGACGAGCACACCAAAAGCCTTGAAGAAAGAGTCGAAAAGATAGCCAAGGCCAAGAGCTTTTCAGACCTTCCACCGAACACCTATTACTAGAGGTTTTGAGATGAAATTTGGAGACCTGATCAGAAACAAATGGGCTTCGGATGATAACCCAAGAAAAGAAGGTTTCTTTGTTTCCGCCGAGATCCGAAGAGGAATAATAAATCCGGGAAGATACGTTCGGCTTTCAAATGGAAAAACAACTTGGGAAGTCAAAGATGGCGGGAATTTGACGGTTGTCGCTAATGCTTTCGATGTTCTCGAAAAGGTAAATCACACGTTGGTTGCGCATGGCCACATGGATGCGAACACGCCGCTGCATGAGCTTGTCGCTTCAACCCTTTCAAAGACAGCAGAGGTTTTGAGATGACTAAATCACTTTCAACACCGGGTCCTTGGGCTTTGATGGATAAAGGCGATTACTCGGACTTTAACGGTAATAGCCGCGTCATTCTTTCGGAAGACATCGGCGGCGAAAATCCGTTCAGGATCGCAGTTGTGCATGTGAGCGATGATGAAGCGGAAGCCAACGCCCGCCTAATCGCGAGCGCGCCTGAAATGTATGAAGGCCTGTGTGCATTGGCTGATTATGAGTGGCAGGAAATAGAGCCAAACGGGGCGGATATCCCGGAACATCTGCAAGATTACATCCACGAATTGGAGCAATTTGCCACTCAGGCACAAATCGCGGCCCGCGCCACCATCGCCAAGGCCAAGGGAGAGGTGTCATGAAAATCGTTGCAATGGTCCGCTTTAACAACTCTTGGGCTTACGTCTTTGATGAGCCTGTTTCCTTGAAATATCGCGAAGAGATCCATGATAAGCGGCGATATCTGATCGGCCAAGATGGCCCTTTCTATAGTTTCCTCAGATACGAGAAATCGGGGCCAACTTGGAAGGCCTTTGCCGGAAGGCCTATGCAACTGCGTATGGAAGATGGAACAGTGCGCACTGTCAAAGATGATTGGTGGTCGTGCGAAAGCCCTATCGGGCCAATGTCCAGTATCACCTACAGCACCGTTGATGAGCTGAAAAAGTGCTACGTCTACACCGGGGCGAGTTGCAAATCTGACGAACTCGAAGAGCTGATTGACGAATACGAAAATCGGAAATCCGAACCCTATGGGCATCGTGCTGGTGGCTATCGCTACGACTATGAGGACTTCAGGAAAATTATCAATTTTGATGACTTGCGTAAAAAGGCTTGGCGCGAGGAAGCCCACCTGAAGAAAGCAAATTCTCACTTGATTAGGAGCGTCAAAGAATGGGCTGCAAAAGCGAAAGCAAAGCCTCGTTTTCGTGTGCCTGCCATTTGCGAAAGGATCGCGTCATGACAGACCTCACCCTCTGCAAATCATCTATCTGCCCTGTCAAAAAGCGCTGCCGACGCAATGAGGCATGTGAGTCCGCTTACAAAGCCAGTGAATATCAATCATGGGCCTGTTGGCATCCTCAGTCTGGCGCGTCTTGTCCGGGCTTCATCGATAAGGATTTGGAGTTCTAATCATGACGCAGTGCTTGACAATTCCGGCGAATGGGTTCACTGTTGATCCAGCAACGGCAAAATCCGTTGCCGGGATTTGCACCCCGTCTAACTACAGGCGCTCAAACCGCGCCAGTTTACCTGTCAGCGGTTTTTCTTATGGTCGGGCGTTCGGAGCCACCTCGTGTGGGCCGTTTCCTGTAGGCGGTAGTGCAAACTCCGTTCGTCCGATCACCCGAGATTTGCACCTCCGTGGTCGGTTCATCAGTCGACTACAGGAAGTGATCATGAGCACGATTCTATCTATTTCCGATATCAATACTCAGATTAACGGCCAGCCGCGCATGCTAGATATTAGGCTTGCGGAGGCTTTGGGCTTTTCGCGTCCTCGTAAAATCAGGGACGTCATTTCTCGCCACTTGGAAGCTCTTGAAAGGCTTGGCGAAGTAGTTTGCCCCACTTCGGTGCAAACCCCAAAAGGCGGACGCCCCGGCAAGGAATACTGGCTGACCAAAAAGCAAGCCCTTTACCTCTGCACCAAGTCAGAGACCGCCAACGCAACCGAAGTCACCATTCAAATGGTTGAAGTCTTCGACGCGGTCACCAATGGCAAGATGCCTCCATCTGTTGAGACAATGGTTCAGTCCATCAAGGCAGGGTCGCGCCTTACAGACGCCTACAGCTTTCTTGATAACGCGCTGGAAGCCCTGCAACAGGGCGATGTGGCTTGGTTCTATTTCTACATCGAAATGTCAAAGCGCCTAATCGACGCTGAACGGGCCTGTCAAACCCGCCCCATCACCCTCCATTACTTAAGATCCCTGATTGAACAAGATCGCGCACCAACAAAAAAGATTGGAGCAGGCAAATGAATGGACCAACAGAAAAGCAGGAAAGCAATGTAATCACGCTAGGCCACAACAATCCCCCATCGCCGTTTGATGAAATCAAGGCCGAAATCACGGGCCTGTATGAAGAGGCCATCAACTGGTGTGATGGGGAAGCCATTGCCAGTCAAGACGTTGCTGACGAAATCGACAAGCTTGTAGGGCTGATCAAAGACGCTTCCAAACGCGCCGAAACTTTGCGCAAGGAAGAAGTGAAGCCGTTCGACGACGAGAAGAAGGCCATTCAGGCCAAGTTTAACGAGTTAATCGGCGACACCAAAACCGTGACGGGCCTTGCCGTGAAGGCAGTCCGGTCCTGCAATATGCTGTTAACGCCGTGGAAACAAAAGCTTGAAGCAGAGCGGCTAGCGAAGGTCGAGGCGGAGTGCAAAGAGGCAGAAGAGAAAACCCGCCTCGCTGCACAGGCCATCCAACAAAGCGCGGGCAACTTGGAGGCAAGAGAAGCCGCCGAGGAGCAGCGCAAGGAAGCTGAACGCCTGACCAAATCAGCCAACCGCACGGCAAAGCAGACCGTTAAGGGCATGCGCACGGTTCGCAGTGTGAAAATCACAAACATGCGCACCTTGGCGGCATGGTTTTGGGAGCACAAAAGGGATGACCTTGAAGCCTTCATGCTTGAGAAGGTCACACAATATAACCGTGCCGGACAGCGCGGCATTCCTGGCATTGAAGTGAAAGAGGAAAGGGTTGCAAGATGAACGAAGAGCAAAAAACCGCACTGGCAAAATTGCGCGAGCCTTTCAAAGACAACCAGATTAGCAAGTTGCCGAAAGAAACAAAAAAGCAGATTGAGGAAAGAAAGAGCGGACAGAATTGCATTCGCTGCAAAATCTGCGGTGGCTGGCACCATAAAAATGCGGTCCATCTGGATTATGTGGGCCACGCGGCTTTGACTGACCGCTTATTGGATGTGGATCCAGAATGGGACTGGCAGCCCACTGGCTTTGATGAGAACGGAGCACCATCTTTTGATCAGTTCGGCGGCATGTGGATTAAGCTGACTATTTGCGGCATGACGCGCCTAGGCTATGGGCACCCGGACGGGAAGCGGGGCGGCGACGCTGTCAAAGAAGTCATTGGCGATGCTTTGCGAAACGCGGCTATGCGCTTTGGGGCAGCACTTGACCTCTGGCACAAAGGTGAGTTGCACATTGATGACGATCAGGGCGGTGCTGAATATCAAAACACCAACCAGCCCCAACAACTAGCCAGCAAGGCAAACTCACGCGATACCTATGAACGACTGACAAAAGCAGTCAGGGCACATAGGACGTTGTCCGACTTTAACAGATGGTTTGAAAACCATCATGTAGAGCACGCAATCAAGAGTCTTCCGCAAGATTGGTTCAGGCAATTCGAGGCTGAATGCGCAGCAAAAGAAGACGAGTTAAAGACAAACGAAACGCCAGACAACAACCCGTTTACACATGCAGCCGAATGACCGCCCAGCTAGATATCACAAGGGCATGAGCCTTGATGACCTGATGGCCTATGATCAGCTTTCTTTGATGTGCTGGCACTTGGAAGTGACGGGATCTGACTTTGACAAATTTTGCAAGTTTATGGGTGTTGGCTCGGTCTACGAAATGACTGTGCACCAGTTTTTCAAGGCCAATAAGGCAATAAACGACAAGGTAGACAAGCTAAACAGGAGGCAGCGACGTGAACACAAGGCTGGTTGACACAGAACAAGCACGAATGATGGCTGTCAGGTTCATCCAGAACCAGCCGCTTCCGTTTGCAATGCGCGTCACAAAGGATAGCAAGCGCTCAATAGAGCAGAACAGACTGCAATTCCTTTGGGTCAAGGAAGCATCGGAACAGCTACAGGATCACACGCCAGAGCAATACAGGGCCTACTGCAAGCTACACTATGGCGTGCCTATCCTTCGCAACGATGATGATCAATTCCGGACTCTCTATGACGAGATGATTAGGCCTCTCAGCTACGAGAACAAGTTGAAACTAATGTCGCCGCCGATTGACCTGCCAATTACCAGCCAAATGACGGTGAAGCAGTTAACCCAATACTTGAATGAAGTTCATGCTCACTTCTCAAGTCTTGGCGTGGTGTTGACCGATCCAGAAGACAGGAAATGGCGCACGTTTTTGGAAACCAACCGTAAGGAGGTCGCGTGATGGCTGAACATAGCAAAATCGAATGGACTGACCACACTTTCAACCCATGGATGGGCTGCACTGCGGTCTCTCCTGCTTGCGACCATTGTTATGCAGAAGCGCAGACGGCTCGGTTCAGGCAAGTTGATTGGGGCGCGAAGGCACCCCGCAAGCGGACAAGCGCGGCGAACTGGAAAAAGCCTCTTGTCTGGAATCGCAAGGCAGAGAAAGCGGGCAAGAGGGCCAAAGTCTTTTGTGCGTCTCTAGCTGATGTATTCGACAATCACAAGTCTATCCTGCCGGAATGGCGTACGGACCTTTGGGCGCTGATCAGAGCGACCCCTTGGCTTGATTGGCTTCTGCTGACGAAACGTCCTCAGAACATCACGAAGTTTTTGCCGAATGATTGGGGCGATGGTTATCGCAATGTTTGGCTGGGTGTGACGGTCGAGAACCAAGAGGAAGCAAATCGGCGCATTCCTATCCTGCTGAACACGCCTGCATCAAAGCGCTTCTTAAGCTGTGAGCCATTGTTAGGAATTCTAAATCTTAAATCTTGGCTCCCCAACAGCTATGAATGCGCTGACTTATGTGGGCACCGACTGCCTGAAGCACCAGATGTTATCCGCTGTACCAGTTGTCATCATGAAGCGAAAAACACGTATGAGATCTGGGGCGACGAAGAGGTCGAGATCTGCCCTGAATGCAAAAACTATGTCCAGACTGAGCCAGTTTGCGAAAGATGCGGAGCTTACATGGTAACAGGGCACCCGGACACCAAGCATGTCAACTGGGTCATCTGCGGAGGCGAGAGCGGCCCCGGTGCCCGGCCTATGCACCCAGATTGGGTTCGTAGTCTGCAAGAACAGTGCAATGAAACTGAAACCAATTTCTTTTTCAAGCAGTGGGGATCTTGGGTGGTTGAGATTGACCGCGATAAGGATGATCCGGACTGGCGAGCGCCTTACAGCAAATATGAACAGTCGGATCGATATTGCGGACTCAATCTTGCTGGCGGTATTGGTTTTCATGGTGAGCGTTATCACGTCATGAAGCGCGTTGGTAAGAAGTCTGCCGGTCACCTCCTCGACGGCGTTGAGCATCGCGAAATGCCGAAAAGCGGGGGGGGGTGTGATGGCTGAACATGAACTGAAACCGTGCCCGTTTTGTGGTGGTGAAGCCAGCATAAACAAAGATTACGATCTTGATGGGTATGGAAGATTTGACAGCGTCAAGTGTCGGAAGTGCGGTGCCAAGTCGCGAGAAATATACGCAAGGGTAGGCAATGGCTGCCCAGTCCACTACGCCACTGTTCGGGATGCTTGGAACACCCGCCCTATAGAAGACGCCCAAGCCGCCCGGATCAAGGAGCTGGAAGCGGCTTTGAAGAAAGCTTCTGCTGCCCTCAATGTTTTTGATCGCACCTCCCCAAATCATGAAGTCATTTTCACGGGCAAGTTTGCCCATATGGGGGTGGCCCGCGTCTCTGACATTCTCGACGAAGCCAACCAAGCCTTGGAGGGCAAGTAGATGAATAGACTGGATGCTTTAAAAAAACTGCTTGAGAACGTGAAGGAGGGAACGGCGATACAAAAGGATTGTATTTCAGCCTTATCTTTTGACGGGCTTTTAAACTCAACCGCAGACTATGCTTGCGATGCCTACCACGGTTCCCTTACCGCTGCGAAGATGCTCCATGAGGACGTTCTACATGAACGTGTTGTTAAGCTTGAGACGTGGTCAAGGCGCTACGGGGGCACAGTCGTTTTGATGGATTTAGGCCATCAGATCAGTGAAGGTGCCAATACAGACAATAACCCCGCTCGCGCTTGGCTCATAGCCATCCTGAAAGTTCTTATCGCAAAGGAGCAGGAAGCATGATCAAATCAGTCTTGTGCTGGCTTAAAGGTCGTCACCAGTTTGTTGAGGCGGGATGGCTGCTTTACGACGGGAACTCTAAACCAACTAGATGGCGCTGCGAGCGGTGTGGTCTCATTAAGAACGAAGAACCACCGCGATCTGCCGAAAAACAAGCAATCATCCGCGCATATGGACTGCTATGGCGAGACACAGAGCCGAGTGATAATGGCATGAAGTTTAAAGCCCGAAAATCGCTACTAGCCGTCCTTACAAAAGATGAGCAGAAAGAGGCCATTCAAGCAGTCCACGAAGAATACGGTCCTGTGACAGATGCCGAAGCTATGAGGAATTTAGAATGACTCAGACAATAGCCCGCGCCACCAATGACAAAGGGCAGGTGGTGGAGCTTCAACAGCAATCAGGCGATCATTTCGAGCTTTATCGCGTTACTCATAACGGCTTCGTGCTTTGCAACTGGTCAAATGAGCAAAACGCATATGCCCAATTCGCCAACGCCTGCGCAGTGGAGAGCAAAGACCATGAGTGAGAAGAGAGACAAGTTTTGGATGGTTTGGCGCGAGAACAGCCCCACAACCCGCTACCGTCACTGGAGCAAACAGGCTGCGAAACGAGAGGCTGAACGTCTGAGCCAGCAGAACCCGGGCGAGGTGTTCTATGTGCTCAAGACAACTGCAGCAATGATCACCGAGCCCTCACCAGTCAAGAAAGTTAAACTGGTCGAAGCTTATGACCAAATCCCGTTTTAGGGGGCCCACACCAATGACTGACTATTGCTATTCATTAGATGAAGAAAACTTCTCATACAATGATCTGGACGAAGCGATCCAGTTTCATTGGGATGATAATGGACAATCTGATTTTGTTGTTTATCGCGGAATCAAGAGCAGAAGAGCCATATCTCACTACCTGAACGTTGACGTTGATAATGCGATCAATGCCGCATGGGATGAGCACAGCGAATATGCAGACGGCTTTCTTAGCAGTTCGACACAGGAACAAGAAAACGAACTAAAGGCAGAAGTGTCTAAGGTTGTCGAAGCATGGGCCACAAAGCACGGTCACACCGTCGATTTCTGGGACGTTTACAACGTAAAGCCTCTGCATATTCGGATTGTTGGCAGCTTGGATCACGATGGCCATTATGAGGTTGTCAGTAAAGGAGACGGAGACCTCCTATGAGTGACAATGGACAATTGCCCGAAGAAATCGGGGTTTGTGAAAGCTGTATGAAAATCATCCGGGAAGGGGATCGCTTTGCGCCTTGCAGCGACGATATCAAACTTTGCAAAGATTGTGCGCCAACCTATCAGGACATGGTCGATAGGCCTTCTTATTTTGAAGATGATGAAGGTGAGCCGCTTACTTTCCGGAAGGCAAAAAACATGGCTGACGCCCACGCCGCTACAGGCGGCAAGCTGACCGACAAGATGGTGATATCATGACTGACACGCTCATAGAGAAGATTGCAGAAGTCGAGAAGCATAACATGGCGCTCAATCTGGGAGGGGAGTGAGATGGCTTTCATCCTCAAGCGATTTGTTGTTGGCGTTCATGGATATGGTAACAACCATTTCTACGCAAAGAACAAAAATCAGGCTCGAATGCGGGCATTCCGAGCATTGCAGTCAACCAATAGTGCAATCACGTTCAAGAGGTTCCTGCAAATCTTGTCGTTTATTAAGCCTGCTGAAAGTCCTGCAGGCTTTGGCCAAGGCATTCTTGTGCAAGGTAAGCCAGCTCATTGGATCGAGAATGCGGGCGGTAACAGCATCCGGTTCTGTTGGCCAGATAGTGACCAAATACTCTTATCTCACGAACTGGACGTTACCTTTCCAAAACAGGAGGGAGAGTATTAAGATGGCACGCATAGCCCCTTTGCCCAGCGGGCCATTGTTCAAAGGCCAGCAAAAACGCCCCAGAAAGCGCAGCAAGGACAATCTTGTCGCTATCCATGACCTACCTTGCATCCTCACGGGAGAAAGGCCTGTAGAAGCCGCACACCTGCGCTCTGCATGTCGTGAGCTTGGTAAACGAGAAACAGGCATGCAGGAAAAGCCAGACGATATCTATGTTGTACCTCTCTCGCCAAAGAAGCACCGGGAACAGCATAGCATGAATGAAATCGAGTTTTGGGGAAAGCACGGCTACCAGTGGTGTGAAGTTGTTGCCCTGTCTCAAGCTCTATACCTCAACAGAGACAATCTGGAAGCCTGCCAAAACATAATTCAAGGAGCCAGATGATGACCGCAGGAGCCGCCTTTATATTAGCGCTCGGTGCCCTCTTTATGTTTTGGGAGTGGAAAAATCTGCGCCAAAGCTACCCACGAGAGAAATACGACCAGAAAAGCCGTACCCGCTTCTTGGAGCAATGGAACGGCGATCTGTCGGTTTTGACAAAGGACAACCCCAATGAGCAATAAGGAAAACACCTCCAAAGAAATGAGCAGCGCACTCACAAAGCGGGTGGCTCAAGAGGTCCGTGACGCTCTTGCTATCACCTATCAGAAAGAGTTCACGCCAAAGGCTGAGGACTATCACGATATTGTTGGCATGGTTCTGGAAAGCATCCAGAAAACCCATGCTCTGGTTGATTGGTCTGCCATGGAGTGGAAGCCTATAGAGGAAGCGTCGAAAGAAGATGCTGAGAGGATGCAAGGTGGCGCTTTTCACTATCGAGGCATGTGGATCACCGACAAGAGAGTTGATGGCCTTCGGCGCTTTGAAACTCAGTACGGACGCCTTGATGGAGGCGGTGACTTTGTGGACGAGTACAGCGAAGACCTTGGGTGGCCGCCAGAAGAATACGACTTCTATCTTTTCCTCCCACCACCACCAGAGGAAGAGTAGGTAGGCATGAACAGAAGAACTTTTCTCAAAGGAACAATGACCCTTTTCGGCGCGACTATGCTGTCCACAACCGCGCTGTCAAATCTATCCAGAAAAGCAGCATTGCCCACAATTAAAGCTGAATCTGTTGCGCACGCTTTTCAGTTTGGCGCTGTTGGCGACGGCGCTACTGACGATACAGCGGCGCTGCAAGCTTCTGTCAATTATGCCGCGACGGTGGGCGGTACTGTGAGAATTGGTGTGGGACGCTTTAAAACCTCAAAGATTATCATCCCTGACGGTGTTGTTCTTGGGTGATGGCGTTCATGACGACACTAAAAACCCACAGCAAGGAGGTGGATAATGTCACAGATTAACAATGCCAAATCAAACGCGCCTTCTATGGTGCGCGTCCAATCAGCGTTGCGACAACTAGGCATCGGCAAAACATCACTTTACCGAAAAGTCAAAAAAGGAAAATTTAGCATTGTGAAGCGTGGGAATTGCTCATACGTCCCGCAAGCGGAAATTGACGCTTATTTGGACCCCAATGGAAAATAAATGGTGGGCTGAATGGTGGGCCTCAGAATTCACTATTTTCAAAACCCAACAATCTCAATGTGATATGAGAAAAGTTGGTGCGGCCGAGACGCACCGACGAGCCGTTCCATGAAGGCCCTACAAGTTCCAAAAAGATCAATAAACTTATTGATATAACAAAACTGTTGTTCCAACGCGTTCCAAGACGTACCATCCAATCCCATCAAAAATGGTGGGCTAGATGGTGGGCTGAAGCATGCATAAACTAAAACCACTACAGATAAAAAATGCCAAGCCAGGCAAGTTTTCAGATGGAGGGGGACTCTATTTTGTCAAAACCGCAATATCTGCAAAATGGATATACCGCTTCACAATCGGCGGCAAACGCCGAGAAATGGGGCTTGGGTCCTTTCCTTCTGTGAGTTTGGCGGACGCGCGACTGGAAAGGGACAAATGGGCAAAAGAAGTTCGAGCCAACCGAGATCCGATTATTGAAAGAGAAAATCAGCGGCAGACTGCAATCGATGAATTGAATAAAACAGATCCAACCTTTTCCGAGCTGGCCGAAATGGTATTCGAGGCAAAAAAGCCAAGCCTCAGAGGAGACGGAAAGAGAGGAAGATGGTTTTCTCCAATCAAAGTTCACCTAATCCCCAAAATTGGAAAAAAGCGCGTCAGTCAAATTACTCAGATTGATATTGACAATGCACTGCGCCCAATCTGGAAGACAAAAGCAGCCACCGCCGAAAAGGCGTCACAACGACTTCGGATCATATTCCAACAAGGCAAATTAATGGGGCTTGAGACGGACCCCTTTACAGTCGATGCTGCAGTTCACGGTTTGGGAGATCTAAAGCGCACAGTCAAGCATATCAGGGCAACAGATTGGCGAGATATACCCGCGCTGTACGAAAAACTGAATAAACCACTGGCAACCCACAGAGCTTTGAGGTTGATAATCCTGACAGCTGTCCGGGCAACCCCAGCAAGAACCGCAACGAAAAGCGAGTTTGCGGGAGATATCTGGACTGTTCCAGCAGACAAAATGAAAGGGAAGGAAGGAAAGGTAAAAGACTTTCGCATACCCCTTTCACAGCAAGCCCAAGACGAAATCGCCATATGGATAAGTGAGGCAGAGCAGGACTGTCTTTTTTCAAGCCGCCGAGGGAAACCAATTAGCGACAGATCAATCGAGTTGGCGCTTGATGATATTGGAGAAGCGGGACGCCCCCATGGACTGCGGTCATCATTCCGCACTTGGGTCCAAGACACAGAGGCAGGGTCTTATGACGTGGCCGAAACCCAGCTGGCTCATATCATTGGAAACAAAGTCGAGCGCTCCTATGCCAGATCAGACCTATTAGACCAGCGTCGAATCCTCATGCAGAGGTGGGCGGATTACGTGACCAGGGCCGAAACAAAAGTTATAAAATTGAGGCGGTAGGCTATTACTTTTTAAACGGGTAATTGCCCGAAGACGTCCACCGGACAAAGGCGGATGCGACAAACCATGTAGCAAAAGCTGCCGCACAAGACGCGGCCGCAACTTCTTCAAATGTTTCGGCTGACAACCCAAGCTTTGCAGCTACATATGACCCAAAAAGCAAGCCTCCGGCAATCGAGACAACGCCCCTTGCTGCAGCATCACGCTTGCCTTTTGGTTTCATCACCAAAAGAGAGGCCCCGGCCCCGACAAGAGCACCGATAATTTTAGCCCAAAACAATTTAATCGTCACGACGACGACGCTTGCGTTTGGCTCCATCAGTTGTAGATCCAAGGAATGTCTGCTCTTTTCTTATGGAGAGAATGAGCAAGAGGACGAAGATAATTGCCAATGCGACCAAAAGCGTGACCATTTTTCTCAACCAGATTGAGAATCCGCTGCCCCCCGGCGAACAGGAAAACAAGGACGGTAACAAGCTCTAAGGCGAATTGATACAAAAGCGGGTTAGGAGAGCTATAAACCGTGCTAAATCCGTAAATGATGTTGATCAAAAGCATAGACAGGAAAAGCCGCTCAGCCAGCAATTCCCATCTGTACTTTGCTGTGCAATAAATCGTCGCTGCACAAAGTGCGTCACAAAATCCAGCAAAAACAACCGGATAAATCATGCCAAACCTGACATACAAAACGGTTGACAGATAGTTGATTGCGCACAACACCACAACGAAAAAGGCCCGCCTGTCCCCGCGACAGGCTACCGCGCTAAGCACGGCAACCATTGCAATCGTTATGTGATACCAGGCCATCAGCGGCCCCCGCTTTTCACCGTTGCTTCTGGCAAGTCTACGCCCGCCACAGTGGAAATGACACCAGTATCGCAGTCATTTGACTTGCAAACTGCTGTCTGCTCCGCATGGATCTCCGCCGCAAATGCAGCAGCAGCGGCAATCATGCCAGTTAATTTCCGTGCATCATTGATCATCCGCTTGCCCTGAATGGCTTTGACCATGCCCAGCTCCACGCCACGTTCAACGACTGCCTCTAGTTCGAGGGAATTTGTCCGCGCCATCGTGAGCGATCCATCAATACCGCCTTGCGCTTTGACGCCAGTCTGCGCCACATCTTGCTTTGTTTTCATGTCAGTTCCCTTTCACTTCCTGCCCATGTCGGGCACATTCGGATTTCTTCCAAGCGCCAGAGCCGCAAAGCCCTGCTACAGTGTCGTCAATCTTGTCTTGGTCCTTGGCTGTTTTGCCCTTAGCACCGACAAGCGATGTTCCAACGATCTGCCTAGCGGACAGGTTCAACTTGTCTTTTTGTGCACTCGTTGTTTGCGAAGGACCACAGCCCACCAGAACCGACACACAAAGCACGCTCAAAACGAGCACGGTCAGCGTCGGACGCCAGTTCTTCCATGGCTTTGTTCGTTGCTTTCTCTGCTTTGAGAGTGGCTTCCAAAAATCCATGCTGATAAGCCTCACGTTTTGCGTTAGTGTGATAGAGCAAAGCCCCGGCGACAAGAATGGCAAGGGCAATCAATTTCCAGTTCCGAGCAAGAAAAATCATACTTCTACGACCTTCCCTTTTCTGCTATTCAATCGGCGGAAAATGACGTCTCTTTTTTGCCACACGAACCACCCGATGCCGCAAAGAGCCGCCAACACAACTGCACCAACAATCCAGTCGCCGGGCAAGTCTGCCCAGATCCCCCCGCCGCCCAAACCTGTCACAGCAGGGCCAACCTTTTTGACAACATTGCCAAACACATCTTTGACAGCGTCCGCATCGCGTCGAAGTTGAGCCAATGTGGCAGGCCCAAGAATGCCGTCATTGACTAAATGAGGGTGCGCTTTCTGGTATGCTAGAATAGCGGCTTGAGTTTTTGGGCCCATCCATCCGTCAATTGCCCCAGGATTAAAGCCGCGCTCCGTCAATAATTCTTGCGCTTCTTTTGTCACCGGATCCGGCTTTTTTGGTTTCGGCTGTTTATGACGAGCAACCCCTTCACCATGTTCAACACCCGTATAAACCCCATATTCTAAAAGCTTCGCCTCTTCTTTTCGGCGGCGAACCAAGCCGCGCAGTTTCCGCCCGCCAGCCGTGTTATAATGGGTTGCCAAATAGTCCGCCGACTCAGAAATTAGGCCAGACCGAAACAGCTTTGCCCATCTCCAGTTCAAAGATCTGGGGCCAAGGTTCCAGCAAACAGAAACGCCACAATCAAATTCATGCGACTTTGCTCCCGGCATGCCTTTGATAACAGGAGGTTCATACTCTCGCTCAAGCATTTCCTGCATGATCCGATCAGATTGAGCTTTGGTAATCTTTGTTTTTCCCGGCACCAGCTTGCCAACCATTTCAGTCAAGACCCTAGATCGATTGGTAAAGCCTGTTCCGATTGTTGGAATGCCAACGGGATCGAGATAGCAAGTCAGCGGATTCCCTTCATGAAGCCGCAGAAACTCCCTGCCCTTCTCTGTGGTTCTGGACATTGCATTTCTCCATAAAAAAAGCCCCCGTCTGGGAGCGTGTTGCCTTCATATTGTTGATGGGCTGTGATCTCAGATTGACACAGCCGGACAATGGAAGATGATCAACTCATCCGCGCCCCGCCGGTTTTCGATATAGAGGGCATCCTCCCCGTCCGCCGGGCGGTAGGAGACAGAGATATTGCCATCCGTCCCAGTCGTACCCGTAAGAGCTGCCCCGACAATATCTACCCCGTCGCCGCTGCCATTGTCGGTAAAGTTGGTGGCCCGGCCATAATGCAGCCAGCCGTTAAACAGATGTTCATCTCGACCACGGTTGTCTGTGTAGAGGTCCAGGATGGTTGTACCGCGGCGATAAGCGTCAATTATCACCGCCGTGTCATCCAGCAGGTAGACCGCATAACGATCACCCGGCAATTTATGGACCACGTTAGCCCCAAAACTGAAATCACTATCGATGTCACGCATGTCTGCCTTGGGATAGGCGCTGTCGTTGATGAGGCTCACCTCGCCCGTGCAAATGGTTGGAGCCGCCAGAGTGGTGGCGGCGGTGCCCGAACGACGAAGCAGATTGAATTCCTGCTGATCATCCGGCTCATCGGTGACGACGATGCTTACGCCGCCATAGGACAATGGCCCCAGATCGCCGCCGCCCTCGACGGAAATAAACGAGCGAGTGACCCCCACCGCATTTACATTTTTGATAGATGTCATCCTGCCCGATATCCTAGCCGCTGGGTCAATTCTGATAACATCCTGCAAATACTCATCGGTGGTGCTGCCCACTCGATAATTCTCTTGGACCCCGATTTCGGTCTGGCGATTGGTGTAGTGTAATCCGTCAAGATCGATGGACCCGCCACGGAAAAGATAGACCAATCTGTCCATCGCCCCGCTGCCGCGAGTCTCCTTGACGGCCTCGTAATCACCTCTGAGGTTTAAGACGCAATGGGTGTTGGTCCCTGTCGGATTTTCATAGAGCGTGCCAAAACTTGCGCCGTGCGACCCTGTGACGGATTGGCGCGTCGGCCCTTCCGGCCAAAAGCTTTCGCCGTCATAAGCAACACCGCCGCCATCGCCGCTGATATTCTTGGTCTTGCAATCATAACAAGCGCCATCGGTGCCGATAAAATCAAGCGTCCGACGGCAAGCATGGCCAGTTATATTTTCCCAGACCATGCCAAAACAAGCTCGGACCGAAACGCCGTAACCCGTGCCATCGTCAACATCGTAAGCCCGATTGCAGTCAATCGCTTTGATATTGCGGCCATATCCGCCAAAACACCATTTGGTCAAAATTCCGGTCTCGGAAAATCCGCGCACCGTCAGGCCTTCCAGTTCGAGAGAGTGAGCATGCTCGATCACCAAGCCGCGAAAGCCTAGGTCACCAGCAGTCGCATCCGTTGTGGTCCCCCGCTGAAACTCAAAGTCACCTTTGATCCGCACTCTTGTGGCCTTGACGATGTCGACCTCTACCTTACGGACAAGCGTAAAGGTGTCTCCGACCTGCAAGCCAGTCGGAAACGAGTTGTTGTCGGAGTGACATTCAAGACGTTGCGTTGTCGGGTCGAAATCCGTCACCTTCGCATCCTCATCAGCCGCTACCCCGCCGACCGTTGTGAAGTTGATCTCATACCGGCCCTCGGAACGAGAAAGGCTCTCTAAGCCCGTGACTGTAATGTCAGTCGAAGAATTAACAGCGGCAATCGACCCGCTGACATTGCCGACAATCGCGGTGCAAGGAATGTCGCGCTCTATCTGGGCTTGAGTGCCACTCATTATTTTGGCAGGCACCACAAAACCATGACGAGCTTGGCCCCGATGGTCCGTCTCAATCACATGAGAGGTGCGGCAAATCAGCAGCGTGCTATCGTCTATGTCAGCCGTGCTGCCCATATGGAGTGTTGAGCTTCCCGGAGAAATTGACTGCGTCAGAGCATCTGTGCGGATAATCGGAGTGCCTATCTTGACAAAATGGTCATCAAAATAGCCCGGCCCATTTGGCTCGATCTTGTTCGAGCGGATAATGACCGGGCCACCAACGGCCTCCCAATCTACATTTACAACATCCTGCAGGATCTCGATTTCCGATAGCTCATAGACCCCTGAGGGCCATAAGATTTTTCGGGAGTTTGCCGCAGCCCAGCTAATCATGGTGAGGAGTTTTGTGGTTTCATCCACGCCACGTTCGATGCCCCAATGAGCGGGCCGCACATCACCGACAGGTGACCAGGTTGACCCGTCTGCCGTAGTCAGCGCTGTACCCGCTGCGTCGCGGACAAACTCCAAAATTCTGCCATCGTCGAGGTATGACGCTGTATAGACAGCGGCTAGTATGTCCGCAGCCTCCGCAGCCGCACGGTTTGGATAAACACCATCGCCGTTCCCGCCAGCGCTAACGGCTGCTGCCTCTGCAGCAACTTGAGCAGCTTCGGCAACAATTGCAGCCGCTTCGGCGCGATATGTCGTATTCGTCGAAAACAGCAAGCGCAGCTCGTTTTCATGAGGCACAAGCAATGCAGTTTCGCCAGCCACAAGATCGCCCACAGCCAACACGCCGCCATCCGCTGCTGTGATCGCCTGCTCGCTTCCACCATTCAGACGAATGGTTACAGTCTCGCTTGTACTGGTCTCGCTTGGCACCAATACAAGCATGACGACATCTGAAGGATTAACACCGACAGCAGTATCAGCTGTAATCGCATTCGCAGTCCCCGACACATTTTCAAGCACGGCCAAACTGTCGGGGAAGCCTCTACACCAAGTCCAAGACGAGTTAGCCCAAGCATAATAACCGTTATTGGATGCTGTAGCGTCAGACAAAACAATGCCAAGCGGATACTTCCCAGCCGCAGGCGTGATTGCGTCAAGTTCTGTCTTTGTGCTTACAACAACAGCCCCGTCGCTCACCGCCTTTTCAAGCAACCCTAAATATTGACGCTGTTGTGACTTGTCTAGATCCTTTACACCAGACCCTGGAACGCCTTCAGTGTTGAAGTCGCCCCAAGCGATTTCTTTTGTAATTATGGACATGTTTGTTGTCTCCAAGCACTAAAAAAGCCGCCATAAGGCAGCTTGGTTCTGGTCGGTTTTCTGGGTAACTTAGGTTACAGTTGCCGGATTGTTTGAGGCGGCAACAGAAGCGCTTTCTCTGCCTGATCCATTGGCCGCAGTGATCCAGTAATAGTAATCGTCAGCAGCAAGAATCCCGTCCGAATAACTCGTTCCATTGTTGTAGACAGGGTTCACAAAAGTCGCTGTCGCGAAATCATCAACCGTGTTCCTGTAAATTCTGATACTCACCAAGTTGGCAGAATTTGGATTGGTCCATTGCAAGGTCACATAGGACGCTGCCCCGGTTGCCGTGAAGCTCGTAGGCGCATCAGGCGCTGTAGGATCAGCAACAGCGGTCAACGTGATGTAATCTGTCCAGTCCCCATATGAGCCGTTTGCGGCCCTTGCCCTCATCCTGAACTCATATTCAACGTTATCGACCAGATAGCCTGTTTCTATCTCAGCATCCCCATTTGTGGCTGTAAGATTAGAAGTAGCCCCGCCGCTGGTCTGCCCATATTCTAACTCATATGTCAGAGCGTCTGATTCATTGGCGAACGTCGCGACCGCATAAGCCCCAACCGTACCGTTTCCAATGTCACCAGATTGAATCGTAACAGCAAAGTTAGACACATCTGGAACGCCATCAGACCCAATTTTGACAGGCGTGGAGCCGGGCGTCCCTTCCTCTGTGGCGGGGTCGAAATCATAAATCGTTCTTGGTACAACGAGCCCGGAAAATTCCCACTTGAGTTCTGGCGAAAGGTGCAGCTTTGGCTTTTCGATGATCTCAACATAGGCATCAATAAGTTGAGGTGGCTTTGTGACTTTCACCCAGCGCTTTTCGGGCAGATTTCTTGCGGACCAGTAATCGCAGACTATCGAAACTTCAGGAGCGCGAGACCGGATGTATTTGATTTTTTGAAGGCGCTGAATGTGGTTGTGTGAAGAAACAACTTCACTATCAACCGTCTTGGCGCGTTCATTGTCATCAGTGACATACACGTCACCATAAATGGCAGCATCGACCTTGTTGAAGTCCTGGTCCGGATCGACATAACGACCTCGAACAGCAATGATGTGCTCAGCAGGGTTCCTGTTCGCATTGTAGGCGAACGATGAAATGTCCGCCCGAGTTATGTGGATTATCGGTTCGACCCATTTGCCGGGATGGACTGCAAGCTTTCCTTCTCTGGTTTCATAGGTAACAGCATCGGCGGCGCGATCTAGCTCCTTTGCGACCTCAACTTGATCAGTCTCAAAAGATCCATGAATACCGCCGTGGTAGCGTTTCTCTGTCCCGCCATCACGGTTAAGCACGTTTTCATCGCAGATGTCTGCAAATGCCTTCCAGCTATCAAGATCAATGTCTTCAAGAGATTTCTTGCCCCCAAAAACAGACAATTCATGGTCGAGCCGGATTAAAGCGAGGTTGGTCGAATAGGCAGTCGTGTTTGTTCGAGGATCAAGAAGCTTCTTGCCTTCGACCACACATGAATGCGCTGGCATGCTATTAGGGAAAACAGTCGTGTGATCATTAGCGCCAACGCTATCAACCCGCATCAAAACGGATGCGAGTCCGTCACCGCGATGATCAGCGTCCCAAACATCAGAGAAATCTGACACAAGGTCAGCATAGGCTGTTTCGGCGCTCAGTCCGGTTCTTGTGTCGATATGGACCTTCGCCACGCCTCCCTGATTGTAATATCGATCAGAATCTTCGTCTTCGCTGTTGATCGATACGAAGTCGCCATTCTCATCAAATGTGGCAACAGAATCGCCCAGATAATGAGAAACGTACCCGTTGATTTCATGCGCGGCGTGCACAATTACATGATACGCAGTGCCGCCACGCTCCTCCAAGAAAACATAATCACCGCTGATCTTTCTTAAGCCATAAACAAAACGCAGTGGCGGAATGTTCTGCTTGAGGTTATATTTGCCATCTTCCGGTGTCGGAACGGCTGGTCTATCCCGCCCACCTAATAAGGCGTTGGCTCCATAGGATGCAGCTAAAGTCAACCCCAGTCCCACAGCCGCCTGAAACACTGCGCCAGCTACACCAATGCCATAGGCAGCATTCACCACAGCGATAGGCGCACCAATGTTGAATAGGGCCGTTGCCAATGCAACAAATGCAGCTTGAGGCATTTAGATCTTCCACATTCTCAGAGGTTTTGCTTGAATGGTGTTAAATCCATCCTTCAAGCGAACATTCCAGCGAACGCCATCCCAGATGGCACCCCACTGCCGGTAAATGTTTGATCGGCTTCCAATAACAGCAATACAGCCGTAGCAGCGTCGTTCAATGACTTGCAGACCAGCAAGTCTGGCACCGAAAGAAACTGTCTCCTCGATCCCCCCAAATCCCTTGACGACATCATACATTTCTTCTTCTGTCTCATAGGTGCCGCGATAATTCGCGATTACATCGTCATGTCCGTTCGCAATAGCCCAATCAGCCAAAACAAGGCAGCAGTCAGACACCCCAATCACACCACTCAAGGAATGATTGGCTTTCGCCCATTCGTGAAAATCGATCATGTTAGAACCGTGGCCAGTTGATTTGTTTATCGGCCATCAAGGGAACCCGCTCACAAAACTTGTCCGGATTGGCACCAGGATTTAATTTCTCAGATCTGCTTTTCTGATCAGCATCAGAGAGAACGGACCCACTTTGGAGCCGCCTCAAAAAGTTCAGGTTCGCAATCACCAGACCAACCTGATATTCCACTGCTGGCTCGCCATCCAGTTCCCCTGCAATTTCATTGAATTGCACGTCGATTACTTTGCCAGTGAAATGCACTCTCGGCTGTCCATCCGGTTCGCCATACTCATCACAATCCTGAATGAGAACTTGGAACTTAGACCCGATGACATCACCATCCTGCGTTTCTTGATAGGCCAAATCTTGAACTTCAGGAGCAAGGCTGCTCATCCAAACCGGAAACGTATGCAGATCGCCAGCAAAGGCAAATTGAAGTACCTTGATTGCGTCTGATCCAAGCTCACCGCCACCAGACCAAATGTCACCATTGGCGTCCATGTAAGGGCCTGACCCAGACCAGAAGCGGACGGTTTGGCTCGGGAAGTCAATTCGAACCAGAATCTTGATGTGTCTTTTGGTCATGAGTTCGCCAGATCTGTCCAGTAGTCAACGGCCTCTTTTAGGCTGATGGAGGGGAAACAAAGCTTCCCTGGCTTTTCTTCGGCGGTCATTTCAGTGTCCGTCGCCAAATGCATCAGACACATCGGATCATCCGTTTCCAAATCTGCCCCGGCAGGGATCGTTTGCCGGATTGCGGGGAATACCCGCATTTGCCAGATGTTCCCGCTTTTCGAGATGATGGACCCCGTTTTGTAGAGTGCATACTGATATGAGAATTTAATCCCTGTCAGATCATCGCCTGCATGCTGAGCCTCGATCGATACAATCGTTGATCCAAGATTGGCTTGAGCTGATGTTCTCAGAATGATCGAGCGGTTCCGATATCCCGTCCCATCTGAGAAGGAAGCCCCATCAGAATGGTTAGTAATGGTTGGCTCGCTCTCAATATCGTCCACATACGGCGCAGAGAAGCGTGAGACAGCAGGAACAGCAATCAACCCGCTCCTACCGCCTAGCTCCGTCGCAATCGCCTGCCAGACCCTCCAGTGAGCCGCTGAGACAATTGGAATATTCTTCAGATCAGCCTTCCAGAACCCGACGTCGGTTTTCGTGGTTCGCTCACTGCCCTCAAGGGATAGCCCCCCGGTCCGGCTCATAGCTGCTTCGGTGAACTGTGCCTCTCCGATCCGCAAAGTCTTAGACGGCCATACAAGAAAATCAGCCAAGACGATGATCCCCCCCGCCCTTATATTGATCCGCAGCAACAGCCTTTGCCGCAGTCTGATTTGACTGGCTAACAGCCGCGCTGACGATGGTTGGCGTTGCTGCTGTGATGTTTGATTGACTTTCTTCTTGAGTAATCTTGCGAACACTCGGTTCAAGTGTCTCGCTATCAAACCCAACCGTGATATGGCTCTTGACTGTTGTCACTTGATTGTTCTGTTGACCAGCCGGAGCAACATATCCACCAGAAGCATAGCCTTTCGCTCGCTGGTGCATTGCCTCCAGATTACCTACCCCGATTTTATCAGTTGCCTTTTTGGAAAACACATACTCTCCGCCATGAACAACACCTGCAACTGAGTGGGCGGGAACATTGCCAGTATAGCCCCCATTTGCAAAGCCAAAGAGACTTCCGAACAAGCCACCGCCTGCTCCACCACCAAACAATGAGGCAAGCGGGCCCATGATTGTGCTTCTGATCGCAATCCGTGCGATGTCGGCAATGATGGAGTTCGCAAGGCTCTTGAAGTCGGCCTTTCCTGTCGTGACCATGCTCACAAGAGCGTCCTCCATACCGGAAAACGCACTCACAACAGTGTTGTCTATCTGCTTGAATGAATCCATCGCACTGCGGGCATAATCGGTTAGACCATTCTGGCTGTTTTTAAGTGTGATGAGGTTGTCGTTAGCTGCCTTATAAGACCCTGTCAGTTGATCAATGATCGTCTTCTCTTCTGCAGAAACACTACTGCCCGACTTCATGGCGGCTGCAAGCAGAGTGCGTTCAAACTTCACGGCAGCAACAGCAGCTTTGTAACGATCCGCAGACTCGCTAGACATATTCAACGTGACAGCTTCAGTGTTAAGCCCTTGAATTTGGTCCTTAGCCCGCTGGATCGCAGACTTGAAGGGATCGCTTGCACCGGATTTGTTCAGCTTCTTGAATGCCTCATCCAATGCTCCTGCGTTCTTCACGCCACCTTTAAAAGTCGTTGAAAGCGCATTGTCGATGCTGCTGATACCGACCTCTGTGAGTTTGATCTGATATCGGATCTCTTCCATCTGGTCAGTGAGAACACCGTTCGCAGCAATTACTTCCTGTGTTCGCTTCAAGATACCTGGTTGTTCCGGTCCTTGTCCGACCATATCCGGGTCTACAACAAACTGACCTATCTTTGGATCAGCCACACCGCGCGCGACTTGGTTCCCTCGAGGTAGGACACTGGCGTCAACTTTCTGTCGAAGCTGCTTGGAAAGCCCCTCCAACTCCAGCTGTTGAGACTTCAGTGATGCCTGCTGTCTGCGCTTCTCAAGCTCTAACAGTGACTTCTTGGCATTGAACTCTTTCTCGGTGTTAGCAAGAATGACAGCGGTTGCGGACGACTGAGTATTTGCCGTTTTTGCAATTGCCTCCGCATAAGTCCGTTGCAAGGACGCAAGGTCCGAGATCTGACCTTTCACGGTTCCAAGAGAGCCTGCATCATCTGCGAGCTTTCTCATCTGTTTTGAAAGGCTATCAACCGACTTGGAAGCGGTGAACATGTCAGCGATCACAGGTCCGAGGAGACTGCCACCAACAGCAATCGCACCACCAGCTAAAACAAGGGCCAGACTGTTGAATGCAGACAGAATATCCGGGATCTGAATCAACATCGCATTCATGTAATTGCCGGTGACTGCGCCCATCTGCCCAACCTGGTTGAACTGATACGCGAGGTTTTTCATCATGAATGTTGTCTGCTTGCTGCGACCTCCAACTTTCTGCAAAGCCATCGCATTGTCGTTCGCAACCTTGGTTATGCCTGCAAGCCCCTTCTGAGAGGCTGTGGTTGCGGCTGCAAGCTCCGAAGCACTCTGGGCTTGTGCTCTTGTCGCTTTCGCCGCATTAAGTGCAGCCTTTTCAAGACCTGCACTTGTTGTTGTTGCCTTCTTTGAAGAAGCTGACAGCTTATCAATTCCAGCAACGCCTGCGACCTCAATGCCGAGCTTTGCAACGTTCATCACTTACCTCATAGAAAAAGGCCCCTCACCGAAATGAAGAGCCTTTGTACTGGTTTAAATTGTTGTTGGCTTTAAGCCTGTGCCATCATTTCAGGCAACCGCCTGCGGAGCCATTCAAGCCCCCTTGGAGTAACGAAAGTCTGAGGGCGCATCTTGCCCGGTTCGTTTCGATCCTCAACGGGGAGCACCACGAAATAGCCCTGGTTGCGATAATATTGCGTCGGGGTTGCTGGCGTGCCGTAAAGCACCTTGCGACCGCGCAGTGCCTTGATTGCTTTGTTCGGACCAAAGCCCACAGTTTTCATTGCCCGGTTCAAGTTGTAGTTTTCTGACCGCGCCCCTATGAAATGCTCATAGCTTTCAACCTTCGGCGCGACCGCCTCCAATTGTGCCACTGCTTTCTGCTCGCCCTTCTTTGCTGTGATCCACGCCTCTGCGGCTGCAATTGGATCTTCGAAGTTTGGCAGAGCAACGGCTGCTTTGCTTTCCAATTCTTGCCAACGGTCGATAATTCGGGCAGTGAACAATGGGTCAAGGTTGGCAACCAGATTGAGGCTTTCGGTTTTGTTGAGGCGGTAAATCAGCCGTGTATTATTGTTATTGTAACGCTCCTCAATCTCAGGAGCGCAAATAATGCCCTTTTCTTTCAATCGCCTAGCAACTACCATCACATTGTCATGCCGCTTGTTGCAAAGTTCGGCAATCTCGACCGTGGTCATGGTCATTTCATTTGAAATGTTTGTCAGATCGTTCATGCCACCGCCCCGCTTCTTTCGGCTGCGCGACGCTGATCAAGGAACTCAATAAGCTTTTCACGGTTTTTGGTGACGAGATTGGCCAGTAGAACGCGGCAGTTCGCATATCTGCGCAGCATTTCTTCATCGTGATATTCGGGAGCCTCCAACTTCTCGTCAAGAAGTATGATTGTTTCCCATACACCGTCTATTTCTTCGACAATGTCAGAAACATCATTGCATATTTTCAATGCGGCATTGCGGTTAGGATTAATCTGCGCTATATTCGTCATAGAATTTTCCTTTTCCTAGCTGGTTGGGAAATTTGTGTGAAAGCTCCGGTGTTGCTGCACTGGGGCTTTCTTCGTTTCGGGATCAGTGCGGCCTCCTGTTCAGAAAGTTTCTTCTGACTTCTTAGCGCCCTCACTATCTCTTGGTTCATAGACGAAAAATTCTTGTCTTTCTGCTCTTGAAGCCATTGCTTGATATCAACTGGCATTCGAAGAGTAATGCGTGCTTCCTTTTGCATTCGTGCTAACCTTTCTATGACACACCGTGCGTCATATCCTATGTGTGGCATAGGTGTGGCATTGTTGTCAATAAAAAAGTGTGTCATTGGTGCGTCATGGCTAGAGAAGATTTACATTTTAGGCTTCGGATACCCGAAGAATTGAAAAAGCGCGTTGAAACTGCGGCAGCAGAGAACCATCGTTCAATGACAGCCGAGATAATCGCCCGCCTTGAGGAAAGCTTCCAAAGCGAACAGGGCGTTGTTGTTGACGCAGAAGAGATTGCCAGGCTTGTTCAAAAGGTGATGGACGAAACCTTTGCGGGCAAAGTCGGCCCCGTTTTAACAATCCGCGATGCAAGAGACCGTCCCGACCCGATAACACGCGAGCCAGCAGCAAAGACCCATAAGTTCTCCAAAGACTAAGCTGCACTTTCTTCTCTATCGACTTTTGATAGAAAATATGGTTATGCTTTTGTTGTAAAGCGGGAGGCCCAGATGACTAACAGATACGATAATCGTGAAATTTTCTCTGTTGACGCAGGTTTGATACAACTCGCTCAAACTGATGATGGCCCAATAGCTTGGACAAGCTTGCACATTGATATCACATCGATCGATGGGACGCAGATGGGCCCTGGGATTGCGAAGGAGCCGAAGGAGAATTTGAAGCAGGCATTTTGTAAAACTCCCTTGTTTCGTGTGCGGGAAGAGTAGGTTCTTTCATCTCCTAAATCGGAGGTTTCATGTTTAAGGCTCTTGTTTCTGTTGCTGCGATCTGCGTGATTGCTGCAACCGGTTGGTTCTTCTGGGGCGAATATCAAAACGCTAAGAAAATGAACGCTGAATTAGCTTCCTCCGAGAGTGAGGTAGACAACAGCACGCTATCTCTTATCAGCAAGCCTTCCTGCACACTTGAGCAGATCAGGGCTAAGACGACGATTACTTTTGGCCGTCTTTACGATGCCGAGAACAAGCAAAACAGCATCTTCTTCTATGTAAAAAACAACCTTCCCTGGACGCTTTCTGGAGCACAGGTTGAGTACGAAGTTTACTTTGAAGGGAAGCCTGAACCGAGCTTTAAGCAAGCTGAAATTGTCGCCTTCCCTAATGGCATCGCACCTGATACGCAACGCTGGTTCTACACCCTACCATTCACCTTCCCTTTTCTTGGTGAAGAGCCAAAAGAAGTCTCTATGCGAGTGGTCGACGTAGCTGACCAGTACAAGCGCTTCGTCCTCCACCATCCAACAGGAGGGGATTGGATGAAGGAACTCAGCACCAATAAGTGCAACTAACTCGTTTTTTCTTCTTCCCGCTTTCTTTGGTCGTCACGCTCTTTGTAGAGCGCTTCCAGATAGGCGGAATCCATAGCCTTTAGGGTCGTGATTTCGTCTCTCCTGACGATCTCACCAGTCAGCCTCATCCAGCATTCTATTTCGGAATATTGAAAGGGTTGAGGTCCATTCATTCCAAGAGGAGCTGAGTCCCGTAAGGTCCAAAACCAGACCCAAAGATGTGACCAATGCGGCTTGATCTCAACCGGATCCGGCGTCTTGTCATCCATGCCGAAGCGAGCATTCATTTCTCGCCTTGTTTCACCATTGCCGTCCGGCGTCTCGTACCTCGCTATTTGGCTGACTGCTTGGCAAAGCTCTTCGACGAGGTTGCGAGAAAATTTGCCAGATCGTTCGCCGCCTCATTGACAAGAGCGAACATCCAATCCTCTGCTTCGAGAACCTTCATGACATTTTCTGGTGTGCATTCAAGCTGCTCGCCATTGTAATCATGCTCGCCCCAATCCCAAGAGTCGACAAAGGATGCCACTTCTTCAAGACTTGCATCCAGAACCGTTTCACTTGTGGTGTCTGACTTGTCTTTCTGGCGTTGGATGCCATCGTCGATCAGCTTGCGGCGTGTGGCTTTCACCTTGTCACTTGAGGCTGAGAGAATGAAGAAGGTGATGCCGATGTCCTTGCCAATTACGGGAGGGATCATCTTCAAGGCAAAAGGCTTGTTGTAGCCGTATAGTTTCGCAATATCAGCCATGGTTCACCCCTTAAGTCGCATCAACGCGAATTGGCAGCTGGTTCAAGCCGATAGTGAACCGCTCGATGTCGAAGTCATCGTTGCCACCGCCAACAAGCACGGGCCCGGAGACAACCCCGCGAGAATAGAAGATGGTGTTGGTCGACCCACCAGCTGGCATATCATTGCGCTCGATCTTTACCGCAATGTTGTTCAGGTTGGTTGGAACGCCGAAGGTGCGCAGTTCGTCTTGACCGGCGTCGGACGCATCAGATGCAACTTCAATGGTGAGATCGCCAGCGTTCGCCGTGCCTTTCTGCTTCTGAGTTACATCTTCATCAAGAGTGTCGTACGTGACAATGTTGCTCTCAGACCCGAAGTCACCAACATTTCCGACTTTGCTAACCTGGACCCAAGTAAGCGCTTCAAATGCTGTTTGGTTCAGGTCGGCATTCTGAGCAGTTGCACAGACATAAGTCTTGCTGCCCTTTTTCGTGCTTTTATTTGCCATTTTTAAGCCTCTGTTTCGAAAGCTTGCCAGTTGATAGAAACCGGAAATCTCAGCCGGTCTTTATCGGTGAACAGACCTGCAGGATCGGGCCGCCCGTCGATCTGAACGAACATGCCATCACCCCAAAGCTTGAGGTCCTTTTGAAAGTGGTTGATGATCTGGCCAGCGATGTCCTGACCGGTGGTGATACTTTGGTTCTTTTGCGTTAGAACCGTGACTTGGAAGATCCCTTGAATGTGCGCGGGTTCTTCGTCGATTGCATAATCAATGGAGCCATTCTGAATGTGATCGACCTGCACATAAGTTTGTGCTTTGCGCTGCCCCTTTTTGGGGTAGTCTGAGCCCGGAAAAGCGATGTCATGCTCAAGCCCAAGGCTTTCAAGATGTGCGCTCAGCACTGTATAGGCCTTGCCTTCAAGTGAATTTGCCATCTATGGTGTTTCCATGACTGAAAAGCTCACAGACGAACAAGTCCATGAACGGGTCTACTTGGCGATGCTTTCGCTCGGTAAAGAGGAAGGCGAAACGGTTCGGGGCAACACCACCTTGGAAGCCGCCCGCCGTGCGCTCATGCTTCTGCAGCTAGGCTTGGTCAATGCGATGGAGAAGAACGAAGACAAGAACATCGCAATCAAAGATCGAAGCGAGCCTTGACCTTCTTTGCATTCCGATCAACGATTTGTGGCCATTTCTGAGCCGCTGTGCGCACGAATGCGTCTGGCGGCTGTCCATTAGCCCCATACTCCCTATGCGCCGCATATGACGCTGTGAAGCCGAAGAAAAGCGTATCTTCCAACGCGGCCCCGGCAATGATCGCTTCAATCTGCCCCAGATCCAAATTGTAGGACTGTCCATCGATCGGAACCGAGGCTTGGTTGATGGTTGGCATGGCAGATGTTGAGGCCAACAAGGAATTTCTCAGAAAGCCGGTATCAACCCGCATCCGGCCACCTTTGGCGCGAGGTCGAACCATTTCCTCAACAACATCCTGAGCGCTTTCATTCCTGACCGCTTCAACTGCCTCAAGCACATTGCCGACGAAGGCTTCAACCTGTGCGGAGAATGAGAGCTTAGCCACGAGTTCGCTTCCTGTACTTCCTCAGTCCTGCAGCTGTCCAATCGATCTTGTATTTCACGCGACAACGACACTGAATGGTTTCGCTTGCTGGCGCTTCAGGATCATGAGGGTATCGCAACACTGCCCCAGACGGGCTCTGAAACGACCCATCGAATGGTTGTTCCTGACCTTCCATTGCCAAGTGTGTGTGACGCGTTCTTGCATCCCCTGTTGCATCCCAAATCTTGGTTACGTCACCAGCTTGAATCTTCCCGCTTTTGATTTGCTGTTCAATGGCGTTCTGTCTTCCTGCGCTCAAAGCTGCGAGGGTTTCGGTCCGTCCAATGGTGTCACCCCGATATTTCAAGGTCCGGTTCCGATAGGACGTCACCATTTTGGCAATCGTGGCTTTGTCCAGAGCCTCACCAGAGCGGATTGCCTTCAAGACAGTCCTGTCAAAGCGCTTATCTCTTAACTTGCGCCCTAGGGCTTCTCTGAGCCTGTCAGCATCGCCTGAGAGCAAATCATCCTTGTAGGTGCGCTGCCACTCTTCCTGTTGAGCCGTGAGCCCCAGAATGCCGCCTGAGCGCTTCCCGCCCTTGTTCCGACCAATGATGTCCAGAGCAACCGAACGCGGGTTGCGACCAGCTGCCAGACCTTCAACCAATGCTGTCCGGATCGCTTCTTTCTGTTCCTCGACAATGCCTTGGATCAGGTTGGAGGATTTCTTTCGCAACCAAGCTTCAGCAATTGGATTACGAACACTGAACTGCCAGACAACAGCCGGGCCATTGCTCTGACGGAGCCTAGGCAGATCATCAATTAAACTTTGACCTGCTTCACCAAAAGCATCCTGCAAAGCCTTCTCAAGCGCTGCAAAGGCCTCTGGCTCAATCTGGAGGGCTTCAATGGCACCTGCGATGTCACCCTGATCAAGACGACCTGTAACCACATTCAGGATCACATTGTTCTTGATCTCAGCAATTGCGCGCTGGAAAGCCTCGGCAATCAGCCTTGAATGCTTGGCTGTAAGCTCGTCGAGTGTCATTAGCCTCTGGCCTGAACCTCATAAAAAACAACAGTGCCTGCAGGAGACAGCGGCTTGAGTTGCACGATGGAAAACACATCGCCATTGATCACAAGGCTATCTTCTTCTCCAGGCGCTACTGAGAGACCTTCAGTTGACAGATAGACCTGTTTATCAGTTGATTGGATCAGCGTTCCATCGACCTTGTGAATGTCGTAGTCCAGAACAGCCAGAATGCAGGTGTGATCGGTGTCTTCATATTCAGGGTCATAGTCAGACGAACCATCAACCTGAGTTGATTGGCGAAGGGTCGCAGATTGGCCAAATTTCTTGATCAGACGTTCTGCTGTTGCCTTTGCTCTTGCATAGTTGAAGGTTGCCATTGTCAAACCCGATAACTTGAGCCAGAAATTGAAGACCCAGCCCCGGTTGCTAAAAACTGAGAAACCATATCTCGAACGATGGTTAAAACCGGGCGCAACGCATCTGGAGACGTATCAGAAAGCGCATATTCTGTACTCATTGGCCCAATCTTCTCAGACTTGATTAGTTCAGTTGCTTTAAAATCTGGGTTCATAGATCCAGGGTCTTCAACTTCTCTCCAACCAACTTCGCAAACAGCGTTGATGATCTCGGTTGGGATTTCATCGCTTTTGATGCCCCACCCTTCTTGGTCTACAGCGCCAGAGCGAGGCCATGAGAGGGCTTGGTCCCTTCCATGGGTGCGGAAGCCTTGCCAAGTAAAAGAATTGCTCAGGAAGCTGCTGGAACGCCGCAATGCCTGTTCAATCAGGTCATCGCTGTAATCAGTCAGATCGTTTCCGATCTTGCCTTGATAGGCCTTGAACATGTCGACAGAGACAAAGCTATCTGCATCTTCAAGTCCGGCTCCTGTCTCTACCGTGAGCGCCATCAGTCAACCCAAACCATATCAGAAGCTGTCGTATTCGTCGCATTCACACGAATGCACCGGATAGGCATCCAGCCCGAGGCATTCTTGAAAACAACAGCAGTTCCATCTTCTCGAACTGCCGCAACGTCACCCGTTGTCCCAACCCATAGAGCGCGACACACACGGCTGAAATTTGCGGTGTCCGAGGGTGTGACAGTCTCAAAACGAGGAGCCGGAGCAGAAGCTCCCGGGCCATTTGAAGAGTAGAGATTATCGACCATTTTCATTGTTTCCCATGGCCTTCAGGGCTTCAACAAGCCCGTCTTTGGTGTCTGGGCTATCGTCGCCGAGGAGCTTTTTTGCTGCAGCTTGAGCAGTTTTGAAATGCACGCCCGTATCATCGAACAACGCAAGCACATCAGAAGGAGATGGTTCTGAGCCTTCGTTCTCCAGTTCACCGGCTTTCAAAACGATCCACCCGCAAGCCTTCATGTTCTCCACTTCGTTTGGATGTACAGCAGATTCCTTCCGGTCTGCCGTACGTATCATCGCAATTGTTTCAACCATTGTTTTTCAACCAATCTGAAAGTCCGAGGGCGCGAACGCCCTCGGTAGCCCGTGGGGAAGGAGGTTTAGCCGAGCAGAATGCCCATATTTTCAGGCTTGATCTCTTTGACGCCCCAAGCTAGACCAATCTCAATTTTGACGCGGCGGTACTGGCGATACATAGCAAACTGATAAGTCAATCCAGACACTGGGTCGGTCAGAGTCATGACATCATCAGCCTCGTCACCACCTTCAGGCATTGCAGGCTGGCGAGCAGCCAGAAGCATTGCGTTCCTGTGGTAGAACATGTTCGCTGTGTAGCTGTTGCCGACCGTGATGGACGCATTATCAGCAGCGGCGCTAAGAAGACCGGGCTTGTTGATGGAAAGATCCCCACCCGACAACGCAGTGCCAACAACATACTTGTTTGCGTCACCATCAAGGGTCACAACATCACCAGTGAGAACTGTGCCAGTTCCGGTGTCGACTGCGATCAAGGTGTCCCCAGCCGCAGAAGACGCATCGTTCAGCAGATAGCCTGAACCCGTGCCTTTCGTGTGAGATTTAATACCTGCAGAATATCCCATGGTGAAGTTATGAAGCTGACGCATTTGACGATTTCGAAGCATTGCTCCGGCATCGCCAGCTTCATTGACACGGAACAGTTCTGGGTGTTTTCCCTCAAGGTTTGCACGTGCCGCAGAACCAAGGATCATTACGCGATCAGACGCGGGGCAACCATTTTCGTCCAGAATGCGGTTTGCCTGAGCAAAATCAGTGTGATCATTCGCTGTGCCGAATGGAGTAGTGCCAGCCGTACCATAAGCACGGGACGCTCCATAATACAGTGCTGCAAGGTCGGCTTCTACGGCATTGGCGATGGTGCGGAAGCCCTGTTCCATTTTTTGAGCCATCAGAGTGTCGTAAATGCCGTAGTTATTCGTCGACTTCTGCTCCTCGCCCGTCCAGCGGATCGGATATGCTTTGGACTTCGTGATAGTCACGTCAACATACTCATCGGTGGTATCACCGGAATCTGCAGGGTCATTGCCAGGAGTGATGTCCTCAAGAGAACTTGTACCTGCGATTGGCGAACGGACAGTCTGCCCGACAGCAGCGTTTTCAGCAGTTGCATCAGTTGCGACATTTGGAATAAAGCCGATGAGTTCGCGGTTGACAGTCTCAAGAGCTGTATAAATGGTCGGGATCAGACCCGTAAGCGTATTAGCCATCGTGATTTCCTCTTAGATAGCGATGTTTTGGGGATGAATCGGGCCATCCAGCCCGGAACACCGCCACCCATCCGAGAAGCGGTTTATCAAATAGATTTGGCTTTAGGTGGCATCCACCACCTTAAAACCGTCCTTAATTTTGCTCATCTGGTCGGCAGGATTGAGCCCGTCGAATTCAGAGCGTGAAAGCGTCTTGTTACCTGCTTTCCCATTGTTCGGCTTTCCACCGCCGCCGTGGTTGTCGTTCCCCTTCAGGATGTGATCCTTATGAGGATAAGCGTCGACGAAGGATTCGATGATTTCATCAAAGCCAGCCAAATCAGCAGGGTTAGAGGCAGAGCGGATCGGCTGACCGGCAGGATCAAGCCCTACAATTCGACCTTCTTCAATCTTGAGCTTGTCCGCGTAGATATTCTTGATCAGGTCCGCCCCGGCGGGGGTTAGCTTCTCGGTGACAAATTTGGATTGGCTGAACTGGTTGCCGATCTTTTCGGCTGACAGTGAGCCTTGAAGGGTTTCGATGGTTTTATCTTTCGACGCCAAATCGTCTTTAAGAGGCTTCACAGCAGCCGCGATTGCTGCGTCCATATCACCGGCGTCTACCAGTTTCTTTGCATCAATCTGCCCAATCTTTTCTAACGCCTCTTTGGCTTCTTCTGCATCCAAGCCGTCAAAAGATTTTAACGCATCCTCTGTAGCTGCAGCTTTTCGCTTTGTGCTGGCAAGATCATTCTCAAGGCGCGTCAAAGAGCCACGCATAGCTTCTGCATCATAAACATGTTCTTTGCCATCATCGCTGATATAGACAGGTTTTCCATCCTGCACTAACGCGTAGGTTTTTCCTTCAATCTCGACTGTTTTAAGTGGCATTTCTTACCTCTGGCCATCCGGCCTTTGAGTTGACCCATCCGGATCGGCTTTGCCCATTAAGGCATGAAAAAGGCCCGCTTTAAGCGAGCCGGTTAAAGTCTTGAACTAACCATCAACGATATCGTCATCATCTCCGGGCAGTTCGTCCGTCAGACGTTCGATTTCATCCTTGAATGTTCGATTAGGGCCAATGTATCCACGGCGCTTAGCCTCTTCGAACCACGTCTCTTGCGAGATGTCGCCACGGTCACGGGCCTTGGCCAAATCCTCTGCTCCGGTATCCTCTTTCATATCAAGGCTAAAATCTGTATTTAGTTGAACAACAGGCTGAGCGTTTGATTTTTGCCAGTCAGCCGTTGCCTTAAGACAGTTTTCAAGAAAATCCTTGCAATTAAGGGCCCACGCCTCGATGGCGCTGTTTGCTTTGTCGCCTGCAAACGCCGCAGTAATTGTAGTAATGTTGCCCGACTGTGATGTGAGTGGTTGACGCCCAAGCTCTCTTAACTGCGCCTCTGTCTTGTCCACTTCGTCAGAACAAAAAGTCAATGATGTGCCAGCAGGCTCCAGAACTTGCCAATCACCATGAGAGCCCGACCCATCAGGAGGCGCATAGAGAACTGCAAACGGACCCACAGGCAGCGGCGTCGGCTTGCCGTCATCACCCTTTGGAGGCATGACGCCATTCCCGGCCAACATCGCGAACGCTGTACGCTGGCGCATATATTTGAGTTCACTCTCCTGCTGGAAATGCTCAATCTGAAGATCAGCAGCACGTTCCATAGCGGGCTTTACGACCCACGATGAACCAACACGCTTGCCTGTGGTGAATGGAAACAAAGGAATATAACCGATGGAATAGGCACCGGCGTCAACCTCAATCCAACGTTTCTTTCCATCCTTGTCTTTTTGCTTTTCCATAAGAGACCATAAGGGAGCCCCGGCACCCGTCGCATTTCCTAACTGGTCTCTATCAACAGTGCGCTCAATTACACGCACACGCTCTGTAATCGCTTCGCCGTAACCGTCACGAACCTTTTGATCTTCCTTGATCCTTACATGTGTGATTACCTCTTTGCCTGCAATCGCCTCAGAATAGACTGCAAGAACATCAGAGCCGTTTAGGTGCACCCAATATGGCCGAATACCAGAAGCCTTCACTTCAGCTCTAGTGGCGTTTTCCTTAATGTTTGATGGATAGTCAACCATCACCCAAGTGAGAGCATCAACTACACCGGCATGGAAAACCTTCCCGGCAAACACGTGAATGTGACTACCCTGCCCGTCGATGTCTTCGAGCAGATCTTTCAAATCTCCTTCGTCTGAAACAGTTATTTCCTGCTCAAAAGGCTTGGCTGCAAGTGTGTCAACAATATCCGCAAAGATATTGGTAAACTTGGCATTCCCAAGTCTCAGTTCATAATCTTTATTGGATTCATGTGGAAACTGGGGCAGGAAAGTTTTGCCAGATTCACGCATGGCTGCCGTGCCGCCCATGATTGCCGCCGTTTTTACCCAATAAGGAACCATAGCGTCATAGTCAGACGATGTGCTTTCAGGTGTCTTTTCCTGCATTATCTAGCCGTTCCTGAATATGTGCCTACAAGGGCCGTTGGCGCGTTTCTGCTGGCAAGCTCATTGAATGCTCTAGCAGAGGCGTCCACGATGTCTTTAAGTTTGCCGCTTGGGAAGACCTCAATCTCATCAAGAAAGCCTTCGTTCCAAGCTCCTTTTAGCAACATCACGTTGCCCGCTTCGCATTGAGCTGCTAAGGGCTCGGCCCTTGTTTCTTTGTCGCCGGTCTCTGGCGTTGCCCGCGCGGTATATCCTTCCAACATACCAACAAGTTGCTGCGCTTGGTCCTTGCCCGCCTGGCCGGGATCTTTTGGCATTGAAATCTTGCAAGAATGGCCGTCCTGATCTGCTGTATTTTTAATCAGCCTGCGAACACCCGCAGGAGATTCCCTCTCGGCTTTGCAATCGGCGACAATGAATTTTCCGTCAGGCGTGCGCCCAATCTTGACACCCGCTGTCCTTGCGCCTTCCCCGTCTTTGGTTGCGGCTAAGTCCCATCCCCTGACAAACTGCGTCCCAGCTGGCACTGCGTTGACAATCGAGAAGTAGGAGCGTTTGAACATACCCCCGCCTCTAGGTGCCGGCCTTTGCTGGTTCTGCCCCGCATGAGCGATCGAGCCTAGAGAAACCTTGTCCCGCTCAACAGCCTGTCGTGAAAACCGCCTTTCAAAGAGCAGTTCACCATCCTGCGTTCTTGGGTCTTGGTTGTAGACCTTTTTGGGCTTTGCGTTCTCTACGAACTCACGGCGGTTCTCAGGGACTTCATCGCCTTCTTTGTACCAAACCTGCTTCTGAGCATCGTATCGCGCTGTGACAGGCTCTCCAGCGTCAAAATGCGTTGGTTTGACCACCGTGTAGCATCGTCTTTGCGGCTCGAACTCCATGGGAAGCATTAAATGCTCATATCCAAGGCTCTTGGCCAGCGCTACGCCTGTCGTGTCTTCCTCATTCAGGCGCTGCATCACCATGACGATCGCCGACTTATCGGGATCGGTCAAACGGCTTGGAACGGCTTCAAGGAATGTTTCCTTTGCTGTCAATCGATCTGCGTCGGACTTGGCCTGATCAACGGATAGGGGGTCATCAATGATCACCCTGTCACCACGCTCACCGGTCAAGGACTTGAACGACATAGCAGCCCGAAAGCCCATGTGGTCGTTCTCGAACTTCCTTGTCGCG